AGATGCCGGGCTGCTCGCTGTGCATGGGTAACCAGGCGCAGGTGCGCGAAGGCGCGACCGTGATGTCGACCTCGACCCGTAACTTCCCGAACCGTCTGGGCAAGAACACCAATGTGTACCTGGGTTCGGCGGAACTGGCGGCCATCTGCTCGAAGCTGGGCCGTATTCCGACCAAAGAGGAATACATGGCCGACATCGGCGTGATCAACAAGCAGTCCGCCGAGGTCTACCAGTACCTGAACTTCGACAAGATCGACGACTTCAAGGAAGTGGCCGAGACCGTCAACGTCTAACAAATACAAATGGTTGTGGGTGTTTGCGTTGCCTGGTCTGTCTTGGATGTTGCGCAAATACCCCCAAAGATACCCCCATTAGTGTTTGCTGCCCCGCTTTGAGCGGGGCTTTTCCTTTTTGATGTGGAGCAGGCGAGCTAGCCATTGGCCGCGCCATGCCACCCCTGGTTAGTGATCCATCGATCAACCTCATCATCTTTCCATCGAGAAGCAATGCCGATCTTTTCAGGCCTTGGGAACTTGCCAGCTTTGATCATCTGATAGATCTTGGCCCGCTTAAACTTCACTTTCTGTTCGACATCTTCTAGTCGCAAAAGGTTTGCCATTGGCGGCTCCACAAAATCAAACCGCCCGGCTGTTGAGCTCGGGCGGCGGGTTGTTGAGTTGGGCTGGTTCTCGCCAGCGCGGGTCAGGGTCGCAAGCAGGGCAGTGATAGGTGCCTAAACCTGGCGCATCCGGATCGGGCTCGAAGTTCGGCGGCCATTCGCTCTCTGGCAGAACTCGAGACTGGCCAATCGGCTTGCCAATCTTGTAGAAACACTCATGCGGTGCGACGCCATAGTTCGGCAGGCAGTCATCGCATACGCGGCACTTCGGCTCATCAGGGATGAAGGTTGCTTCCGAAGCGGCATCGCCAAGCCACGCTTGCATGTACATGCAGATAGCCAACTGATCTGGCAGCCAGTTGTCGTAGGGACAGGTCATGCTTAGATCCTCTTGAACTCGATCGTCACGGGCTTATAGGTCTTCCCATAGATGACGCCCTCGATAGTTGAAACGCTAACGCCGAAAGAACGAGCGAGATCTGCTACTTTTTCGCCCATTCTTCTGCGCCTACGAATGGCAGCGGCCTGACCACCGGAAAGTTTGGCGCCATGGTGGTTGCTGCCGCCAAGGTATGTTCCGTGCCGTCTACGATCATCAGCATTCTCCAGTGGAGTCCCATACCGCAAATTGTCTGGAGAGTTGTCAGACGGGATCCCGTTCATATGGCGGACTTGCTGTCCTTTAGGGCATGGCCCATGAAATGCATCAGCAACTAGTCGGTGCACGCCAACAGGTCGGCTCTTGCCATTGGTTAGGACGATGCTTACCGTTCGATAGCCCTTCCTCAGTGGCCGCTGAGTAAGCTCGTAGGAGAATCCAAAATCTATGATGGACACCGAACCGCGTTGTTTCCCGCACCCTCGTCGACGGTGTGAGAAAATTCGACCATCTTCGGCCGCTGAGTATCCAGGGAAGGACGGGCAGGATTTCATGCTTCCACCCTTCTAAAGGTGATGCACCACACCCAGGGGTTGGCATCCCAGCTGCCCTCGCCGTTAATCTCGGCCCAGAGCAGCTCATACCAGCTGATCGGGTCGTAATCGTTCGGCCGACCGTTGACCTTGCTTTGCCAGCCCTCTGCCCGTGCATCTGCGAACGTGACTCCCTGCAGCCGCTCGACGCGGACGTCAGTGATCTCCAGCAGAAGTCGGCTGGCCCAACGCGGCATGTGGATCGATGGGACACTCGCGCCACGCTTGCTGCCGTAGGCGTTCAGGTGCATCCATTTGAATGCGGCCTCGGGCGATGGGGTGGGCGGGAGCGGTACAAAATGGTCGTCGGCGAGGTAGCGCACACCGTCCAGACCGCTCGGCAACTCTTCGGCGCGACAAGTCTCCCGCACCCATAGTCGATCGCCGGGCTTGCCATAGGGTCCTGCGCGCTCGATGACATGCTGCGGCTCGAGTGCCAGGGCGCCGGGGTCGTACAGATTGCCAAGGTCAGGGTGCTTAACTGGCTTGGCGATTCGCCGCGTCTGCGTCTTGTTGCCGGCGAGGATGGCGCGCACCATGTTGCCGTTAAACAGGATCGGTTTTTCTTTCACGTTTGCTCTCCCTTCTGTTGCGCGCGCAGCGTGGCGGCGACGCGCTCGACTCTGTTGGCGATCGTGTTCGCCCCTCTGCAGGCGGCGGTCATTGTTGAATTGAGGCGGTCCAGTTCCACGTCCAGGACGTATTCCAATTGGTCGCGGACATTGCCGTCCGGCAGCTTCGCCACCTCAATCTGCGACTGAATCAGCCGCGCCCGGGCGGCCACGTAGGGTTCGAGGAAGTTGCTCATTCCACGGCCTCTTTCAACGGTGGCAGTTCTTTGACAAAGCGAGGGTTAGCCGAAACCTCCAGCCAGCCGCCGCAAGCCTGGTGCTGGTACTGCTCGCCGGCGATCTCCGACATGTCCTCGCCCTCGATACCGATGACCTGTTTGCAGTGGGGGCAGCGGACGCAATAGTCACCGCCGTCCTTGCTGACCAGCCTTACGCCAAGGATGTCGTTAGTGGCCATCGTTCCCTCCCTTCGCTGTTGCATTGGCGGCAATAGCGCTGCGAGCAAAGTCGCGCAGAGTCGTCGGGTCGCCATGGGACGGTGATGCTGCCGGGTTAGCGATGATCTCCAGCGCCGCCAGCAGGGCGCTTCGCTCGTCCAGCAGCGCGAGGACGGCGGCCGGGTTGGCGGCGGCGATGTAGGCGGCATCGGCCGCGCTCTGCTGGCTCTCCCAATTGTCGACGGGGCCGGTCGATGCAAAGCAGACGGTAGTGCCTACGATGCCGACGCAGTGGTGCAGCTTCCCGTCGATCGTGTTCACCATGGCGACGAGCTTGCCCTGTGTCGACGCCAGCGCCAGCGCGCGCAGGTTGGTGTGGTCGATGGTCATGGTCTGTTGTCCGTGTGGCAGGACGGGCACGGCCCGCCGTAGTAGTCATTGATGCGAAGGAATTGGCCGCAACCGTGGCAGCGGTATGTTTCCCGCTTCGGTTTGAGGGGCTTGACCAGCTCGATGCCGGTACCGCGCAGCGCATCGGTGCGGTTGACGTACTGCATGTCGACGGCTGGCCGCGTCTTGGCGTCGATGTACGCCTTCGGCCAGGGGATGTCGCTCGGCCGGATTTCGTGCATGGACTGCACCAGCTCGCGGCTGTACGTCTCGGCCTTGCTCAGGTCGGTGGTGTAGCCGGCGCCGTCCTTGGCCAAAAACAGCATGTCGTTGCCGACGTAGCTGCGCGAGTCCTGCAGATAGAACAAGTCAGTCACGAGGCAACCCCTTTCGCCTTGCCTGCCCACTTCGCCTTATAGGCGTCGATAAATTCCACCTCGAAAGCCGAGCGCCAGCCGCAGGCATGGCACTTGAACTGCTCGCCATCGAAGCTCGTGCGCGGCATGCGCCCTACGCAGTTTCCATTTCCACAGTACGGGGTGTAATCGAGTTCATTCATCAGGTTTTCACGGACGATGCTCATGCGGCACCGCCTTCCGGCTTCGGCGCGGCGGCGAGCATGGCGCGCAGTCTTTCCACCTCGGCAATCAGCCCTGTAACTGGGTTCCCTTCGCAAACGAGGTGCCGTTGCATTACGTGCAGGTGTGGCGCGAAGTGCTGCTCTATCAGCGAGTCGCTTACGCTCTTCGCGTCCCACCCCAGCGGGCTAACAACGGCCATAAACCACTCGGTTCCGTTGAACACGTCCCATACTGCGCATGCCATATCCGGCACCTGCGCTGCTGGCTGGGGGCGGGTGTAGAGCGGCGTGCCACCTGCTCGACCGTACGAGAACTGATCGACCGTGTTGAATTCGGTATCATCGCCGTCCTCATCTTCTAGTACGTACCAAGCCGGCTCATCCTCCACCGCCGGCAGCGGGGCGATGATGGCATCAAGGCGTTCAATCTCCTGAAACAGCCGGTCATCCAGCGGATTCCTCCAGCCTTCCATCTTCTGCAGCCTCCGCATATGCGCGCGCAGCTGATCCCCCGTCATTTCTGTCACGTAGGTCATCTCATCACCTCACGAAAAAGCCGGCACTGGGGCCGGCTGCGGTTTCTGTTTGAAGGTGCCAGGGTTCGCCTGGCGCCATTGATCGTTGGTCATCGGGTAGCTCTCCCGCAAAGAATGAGCAGGGCGCTCCAGAACAGAAACTCCACCACCACTGCGATGAGCAATGCCAAGTCTGGCTTTGCGCGGATCCACAGCGGCATGATTCCCTGTGTAGCGAAGATACCCAGCAGGATCAGCGCTATCAGGTAGACGACCTGGCCGGAGACGGTGAGCTTCAGTAGCGTAGTGTTCATGGGATCTCCCAAACAAAAGGGCCGCTCAGCGCGACCCATCTCAGAACCGGCTTACCGTTGCGGTAACCGGTGTGTATCCAGCGGCGTGTCATGGGGCGCTCCTATTCTTCGTTTTGTTTCGGCAATAGGTGTGTCCAGTGCTTGCCGGTCACAATCATGTGTACCTGGTGCTGGCTTACCCCAAATTCGGCTGCGAGAGCTTTTGCTCCGCTCTTCCTGCTGAATGGCACATAGCGACTGCGAATATCAATGACGTTCTGGTCAGTGAGTTTGGCTGCATGGTGACGTTCACCAATAAGCTTGGTGCCATGAGCTGCCTTGTCAGACTCATTCTCAGCCGGGGTGCCGTATCTAAGATTTTCGACATGGTTGTCGATTTTCATCCCGTTGTTATGGCAGACCACCATGCCATCAGGTCTTGGGCCAATGAAGGCTTGTGCTACTAAGCGAGAAATCAACCTGCTATGTGGCTTTCTATCTCGCCATAGCGATGCCTTGAGATAGCCTTTACGGTCTGCCACAAGTTTCTTGAGTCGACCGTATCTCCTAACACGGCCATGGTCACTTACCTCATAGCCATCAAAGCCTTCGATTGGCATCCATTTTTCACTGATCACGTAAGATCACCACACGGCGGACGGCTCGCGCTCGCGCTCTGCTGGGCTTGTCGTCGCTGAGCTGGGTGCCATAGCCGAAGCGCTGTTCGTAGGCGCGGTCGCGCGAGCACTGCGTACTCGACCAGTGCCAGACCTTCTCGAACAGCTCGGGCACGTTGGCATAGAGCAGAGACAGTTCGCGGCGCGCCGGCAGGTAGAAATCGTCGTACCCGTCGATTACCAGCTCAGCCGCCCACTCAGCTGCCGGGTGGCTGGCCTCAGATCGGCACAGCGCGAGCGTATTGGTCATGCCGTCGAACTCGCTCATGGCACCCAGCTCGTCGTGGTCGTAACCACCCCATTCGATGGATTCCACACTGGCTCGCGGATCGGTTGGCACGATCAGGTGATAGTCAGGCTGGCCGTTCTCGCCGCGCATCATGCCGGCGTAGATGCCGCCCTGGCCCGGCCAGAATTCGCCGATGCGCGGCAGCTTGGCCGCACTGCGCCCAGCCGGCTCGTGCACGAGCTTTTCGATCAGAATGCGGGCGGCCTCGTCAGCCGGAACGACCAGCGATGCCGCGCCAAGCGGCAAGGTGATGGTTGATTGATTCATGTGTGAACCCCGAAGAAATGGCCGAGCGCCGCGCGCCCGGCTAAATAGGTGAATGGATCAATTGCTGATGAGAATCCGGCGGACGGCTCGCGCTCGCGCTCTGCTGGTCTTGCCGTAGTAGCGCTGGCTGCCATCGTCGAAGTACTGTCCGTAGGCGCTGCTGCGCGAGCACCGCGTCGACGAGTGGTGCCACACGGCGTCGAAGGCCTCGGCGGCGCCTGCCCGGAATGCTTCTGCAATGGTCTGCGCCGGCTCCTGCTCGGTGTACGGATAACCGACCGGGATGCTGCTCGCGTTATCGCCGTCGCGGAACGTGCAGTAGTTCTCGTCGGTGGTCGGCTTCAGGGCGCGGTAGCACATTTCCACCTCGTCGCGGCTGCCCAGATACCAGTCGCGGAAGCCGTTGATGTCTAGACCCAGCGCCCAAGTGGCCAGCTCGCTGCCGGTCTCGGCCATCGCCTTGGTGTTCGCTAGGCCGTCGAAGCAGCTGCGGGCGCCGGGTACGTCCTGGCCATATTCGCCCCAGATTCCCTTGGTCTCGCCCATGGCCTTCGGCGCGACGACCAGGGCATATTCAGCGGTGCCGACATGAAAGCGGCCGACGTAGAAACCACCGCCGAACGGCGTGCCCGCAGTTTCAGGGACTTGGACTTTAGCAATTGCGTTCATGCGTTTCTCCAGTGGGCCAGCAGCGCGAGATCGCCAGCCAGCAGGCAAAAATTAAGGCGCCGAGTAGGGCGCCGATCAGGGTGATGTAGAGGTACTGCGTCCAGTGCATCCAGGTCATTGCAATGCCTCGAACAGGTCCATGGTTTGGGTGTCGTTGACCGGTATGACCCCGCCTTTTGCCACGAACGCCGTGCACTTCGGACCATCATCGTCCTCAATCCACTCTGTCGGGTAATCCGGATCATCCACGCTTAGTAACAACGTTCGGCCAATGATCTGGCAAAGGTCATCGTCGGTGCAGTCGTCTGGGTGCTTACTGCCGTTCTGGCACTTGTCGCGCTCGCAGTGGCCGCACCACTCGCGCATGAACCATTCGCCTTCGGTGCCACTGCTTGGGCGGTAGAGCTCAAAGATTGAAGTAATCATCACTCCTCCTCATGCTGCTGCCGCGTAGCGGAACACGCTCTGCTGGCTGGCTGCGAACTTGTCCCAGCGGCGCTGCGCATTACCCATGAAGCTCGTCCATGCCGCCAGCTCCATCGATGGCATCAGCTCCAGCAGTGCGCAGAAGAGGGCGCGCATGGCTTTCAGAGAGTCAGCGGTCATCACGATCCGATCAGTGATACCGCGCTGCTGTGTGGTCTCGCCGGCTACGATCCAGTCGTCACCGGCCTTGTCGGCCAGTGCCAACAGCGACTTGTGCCCGTAGAACAGCCCCGCGTCGTAAGTCGCCGCGGCGAACATGGTCAACACGCGGATGCTTTGTCCGTAGCCGTGCCCCTTGGCGACTTCCTCCAGATGCACGGCGAAAGGAAACAGGATGCGGTCAGCGTCATTGCCGATCGCCTGCTTTCCAGCCAGCAGCATCAGCGGGCTGACGACGCGGCGGGGTTTGCGTTTCTGCATGACAGCCCCTTACTCGTCCTGCGTGGCTAAGAATGGAATATTCGGCGACTCTTTCCGCTGGGCGTAATACTCAAGCTCGACTTTGAGCGAGTTGATGATCTTACCGGCCGCGTTGTTCAACTCAGACGCCTCGGCAGGCTTGATCGTGCCTGCTTTCAGGCCTTCAAATACAGCGGCCAATTCGGCGCGCACATCACGGATGTTGTTCATCTTTTATGTCCTTAAGGTATCGGGTGATTTTTAGTTGCTCGCGTTTGAGTGCAATTAGTTCGGGCGGAACGCTTCTAGGCATTTCTGGGCATCTATCAACCAGAAGGCTTCTTACGTAAAGGTCTGACAGGTTGTCTCTGCCTTCTTTGCGCCGTCTAACAATTGAATCTCGCCTGTGCTGGTAGGCCAATGCTTGTCGTGCGGCAGCACGCTGGCGAAGCGATTCATTCTTTCGGTAGAGAATTTTCCATCGCCCATGCGCGCAACTCTTACACCTCGTGTCCAGTCCATTATTCTCTGTGCGGCATTGGTAGAATCGATCAAGCGGAAAAACCTCTTTACATTTCGTGCATTTCTTTAAGCCTTTGGCAAAAAGGGCGGCAGTGCGCTCGCGAGCCAAGTGCCATTCGCTTTTTGGTTGCGCCGCCCGTTTAGCCTTTTTCCGCTCGCTTTGCAATCTGTCGCGCTCTCGCTCAAGGTCTGCATTTGCCTTTCGATAGGCCTCTCTCCTAGCTGCATCGCATGACCTACAACGCCTTGAAAGCCCGTCACTCCGGCTCTTGTCCCTGCTGAAGCAGTGGATGGGCAGATCGCGACTGCACTTTCTGCAGTGTTTCTGCTGCATGTCGATCTCCAGATGCGACAAGCCCCGCATCGCGCGGGGCCTGTTTCTTCATTGCCTGCCGGTTCCACATGCGGAGCCGGTGGGCTTGGGTGATGGGGTTGAGACGGGGCTTCACAGCTCGTCCCGGCGCAGCGCCACCTGTTCGGCCAATACGTCCCGGTCGGCTTCGCTCAGCGCGCGGCCTTCGTCCAGGATCAGGTCGAGGGCCTCGTCGTCCATCGCGGTTCTGACTCGGGCGAGCAGGGTGTCGATGTGCGGAGCGGATTCGGCCGTGGCTTGGCTGCGCAGGTAATCAACGCGCGCCGAGTAGACCGTGAGCAGCTGCTCGACCTCCTGCTGGTTATTGACCAGCTCGCAGGCTTCCTTGGCCTGATGCAGCGTCGCCTTGTTGATGGCGGCGGCGATCAGCTCGGTGGCCTTGGTGAACTCTGGTGAGGGCAGCGCGGGTTGTTGCGGCTTCACGAGCTTCGCCTTCATCGCCGCAGTGCGGCTGCCCGGTCCGGTTGCAGTGCCCGGCGCGGCCGGCGTGATGTCTCGTTCGGCCAACCGATCCTGTTCTTCCTCGGCCACGGCCATGCCCTTGAGCACATCGGTGAACACGTCACGCAGGGCGAATGCCCGGGCCCGCATCTGCATCATCCGCTTCGGGTACTGCGCCCAAGGGCCGGACTTCGACCACAGGCCGGCTTTCTTGGCGTCTTCGACGGTGAATTCGCGCGACACTTCCGGCTCGCCGCGGCGCTTCACGTAGCATATCGCGCCGGAGTCGGAGACATCCTCGCGGACGTACTCGCACAGCGGCGAAGCGCGTACGATTGCCAACAGCGCATCCCCCCACACCGACGGCCGGCCGTTGATCACCGCGATGTTTTGCATCGCCTGCATCGGCTTCAAGCCGATCTCCATGCCCCACTGAATTGCCACCAGAATGTTGCCGGGGTTGTTCTGGTAGTCCTTTGGCACGATGGTGCTCTTGGAGAGGCAGTCAGCGACCTTGAGTGCTTCATCCAGGCTTCGCGGCGACAGGTCAAAGCCGCCGCTGGTGGTGGTCAATTCGTTCATGCTGCTTCCTTGGGTTTGGCGGTGAACCGGAAATCAACATAGGTCGTATCGGCCACTTCGTAGCCTTTCCGTTTCACTTCTTTGCGGGTGTAGGCCGTACCATCCGGCAGTTTGGCGATCGCCGCCGTGCCCATCAGGTTCTTGATGTGGTTGGTCGCGGCGTCGGCGGCGGCCTCGTATTGCTTGGCCTGATCCTTGGAGTGCACACGCACCTGGTGCCAATGCTCGACGTCGGCCGGCAGCTCGATGGTGCTGCCATCGGTGCCAGGGTAGAGCCTGTCCAGCAGATTGCCAGCGGTGCGGTGCTCGCAATCCAGTGCCGGCGGCGTGCCGTCCTGTACCTGCTGCCAGAACAGCCGCTCGGCCTCGACTATAGCGGCGATGATCACTTCGTCGCGGCGGATCACGTAGATGCGGAATTCCGGGCCGGCCATCAGCACGGCCAGGTAGCACACGTCGGCGCCGGTCACCGCCAGGTAGTGCATGCACTGCATGAAGTAGGTTTCCGGCACTTCGTCGGTGCCGTCCGGACCCCAAGCCGTTTTGTCGGTGAAGCGACCGAGCGCGGTCTTGCACTCCAGTAGCGTCTTGGTGCGGATCTCGCCGTTGTGCGCCGGCTTCTTGTCGCCCTCCCAAACCAAGCGATCCAGGTTGGCGATCATGAACGGGTGCTCCGGATGCCGCAGCGTGCTGTTGAAGCGCTGCACCTTCAGGCCGGTGCGGCGGGTGAACTCGGCGGCCACCACGTCTTCGAGCGTGTTGCCGAAGTGAACGGCTTCGTTCTCGCTCAGGTCGTCCGCCTCCAACTCGCCACGCTTCTCGTGGTACAGCTGCAGCGACTGCTTGTACGGGTTGACGCCCAGCACGGTGCCGGCGTCGCTGCCGCCAATGCCTGTTTGCCGAAGTGCCAACCACTCGGCGCGATCGGTTGCGCTCATTGGTAATCCCTCTGGTTGATGCGCCGCAGATCGTGCAGATCCTCGACCCGGTGGCGCACTTCGATTTTCTGCCTCGAGTCCGGCGTGCCGCTGATGGCAACGCGCGGCCCGAACGACTGGTTGCGCGCGGCGCGAATCGCCTCGGCGATGTCCTTGGCACCCATGTAGTTGGATCGGCTCATGCGGCCATCCTTTCCCATGCGGCTTCGGCGCCTTGTTGCTCGGCTCGGAGGTGGTGTGCCGCAGCGACCATCGGCCGCACTACGTCGGTCCAGTCCTCGCCCATCGAATCGGGGTGGATGATGCTGCACATGCCGAGCGCCACCACCAGATCGGTAATGTCCTTACCGTCAGGCCCGTAAATGCGGGTCGGGGTGAACTCCTCGTCACAGCCCGGGTTGCCGATGCCGTTTCGCCCGCTGAAATACTCGCGCTCCGGCGGCGTGTAGTCGTACTCGACCCGGAAAGGGCCGATCATGACGCTGAGTGACATGGCTAGCTCCAGATCAGTGCTTGAATGATGACCAGCGCCACCAGCAAGGCCGCGATCTTCCCGAAGGCAGCCCAGCAATCATTGCGCTCTTGCCGGCGTTGATCGGCCAGCTCCTCGTTTTCCAGCTGATTGACGTGATCCAGCATCGGGCTACGCATGGGCCTCCTCCTCAATGGTTTCAATGCGCAGCAGCACCAGGCCATTCCTGCGCGGGTTCAGTTCGATGCGCGCCTTCTCGAGCGCGATGTAGGGTTCGTGTGCTTCGCACTCGTGGCACGACTCTTCGCCGCTCACGACGTGCTGGAAAACGACGCGATGTCGTGACATGGGATGCTCCGGGCGTAAAAAAAGCCGCTAGGCGGCGGTGGTGGTGATTCCGTAGCCTCTGGCGATCTTCCTCGCCTCGGCGATGCTGCTGCAGCGTTGGGGCTCTACGAATGCGCCTGACGCTTCGTAGATCGTCACCGTCTTGGTCTTGCGGTTGTAGGTGGCGGTCATGCAGCACCTCCTTTCACTGCGGCGATGGCGGCATCAACTTGTTCAAGAACAGACCAAGGGCCGCCATCTTCGGGCGCATGGTGAACGGTGTGAGCCGCTACGTATCGCCGAGACTCTTCCAGTGCCGCCAGCAGCTGGTCGCGCTGCAGGAGAACGCTGTTCACCGTCTGTACGCCAGCTTTCTCAAAGTCCTTCATCGCCTCCAATAGCTCTGTCGGTATTCCCACGCATGCATCTACGCAGACTTTGGCTCGCTGATAGTTCTCGAACGACAGAACTGCCGCGTCTGGCCCATTTGGATCAGGCGACATCACGACAGCCACGTCGACGTAGGGCGGCCACGGTTCTGGTGTATGGTTCATGCTGCCTCCGTCGTGATTAAGGCCGCGCTAGGCGGCCTATGTTTGTCCCCATGCAACGGATGGAAGTTGTACCGTCGCTCGGCTTGCTTTCTAGCTTCTGTCGCTAGCTCTTTAGTATCGAAATACCCCAAGTGAATCTTCTTGCCATCAACCTGTATCTCAGCCCACCACCTTCTTGACCTTGGTTTAAAGTAGACGCCAAGCACGCCGGTTTTGTTGTTGTTCCCCATGGAGCGGTTGCGGGAATTTATCGAAGGGCTAGCTTCTCTTAGGTTGCAAAGTCGGTTGTCAGAACGGACGTGATTGATGTGGTCGATTACTCCAGATGGCATGCGGCCATGAGCAAAAAACCATGCTAGGCGATGGCATAGATAATGATTTCCACCAAAGTACAAAACGATGTATCCGCTTATGTGCTTAGTGTTCACTACATCTCCTGATTTCCACTTGGAGTGATTTACCTTCCATGTGAATTCTCCTGTTTCAGGGGAGTAGTCAAGAAGATGCTTGAGTCTTTCGTGCGTGAGCATGAAACCTCCAGGCTGCATGAAAAAGCCCCGCACGAGGCGGGGCCAAAGGTCGATGGAGAAACTGCACACAACACCGCATTGCCCGTCCAGCCATTCCCCGAAATCGCGTAGCTATTCGAACCGGCAGGCAATGCGGTGTTGCGACTCGTCTCGTGAGTCATCCGACCATCATCAGGCTACCTCTCGGCTGATGGCTGCTGTTGCGGATCCCGAGAAACAGGACGATCCGCGCGCCCTGGATGAATCCCCGTCGAAGCGGCCCCGTTCCCGTGCGGGGTGAGTTGCGCTCGTTCACATCTGGCGGGACTCGCGGGCACTCCCTCCCGCAACCTGCCGGCGCCGTGGTCGTTTTGCGTGCGATCACGGTAAGTCGCGCCAGATGTGCCGCCTCGTCGAAGCGGCGTTGCTGAACTACTTGAGCCAGCTAACAAAGAGCGCTTCGAATTCGCTGTCTGTCATAGCGCTGCAGTCCAGTAGACCACTGTCGGTTGCTTCCAGCGGGTGCCGCCACTCTGCCTCAATGGTTTTGGTATTCAGATAAAGCCGCATTTGATCCTCCCTAAGAAACCGAAACCGCCTCATGCAAGGCGGCTTGGGTTTAGCCGGTATTGAGCGACCGGCTCGCGCTTGCTGCTCCACCAATTCGGCGCTGTCCGTAAGCCGAAGCCTCGCTACGTCGTAGTCGGTGGGGTACTGCGTTATCAGCCGTTGGGTCAGGCCGCCGCACGCCTGTTTGCTTCGACTGCATCCCGGGTACAGCGTCCGGGGCCGGTTGGGCAGTGCTTGTCCGGCTGATTGTGTTTCGGTGTCGTCGTCGGTAAGGCTATTGATGCGTTATCCGGGCGCCAACCGGTCAGTACCCCATGCGCCGCAGCGCTTCCCTTGGCTGGGTCACTCGCCTCGCCAACTCCACCCGTTCACTTCCTTTGCTCGGTCGCTGGCCGTGGTCGCCAGTGCTACTACTACCTAATCAGCCGTTTCTGTCAGGGCGCCGCTCCCCTGTGTACTTCGCCTACCTCCGTGATTGCGTCACGGCTCCGCTTACTGTGTTAACCAGCCGACAATCAACGTTTCCCGCCCATATCTGAGAGAGGATTCACGCCATCCCGCGATGTTCTGCGGTCCTGCTGGTACTCGAGTTTTACGAGTTGGTGAGCGTTGGCCGAAGCCTTCGCCTTCCTCGCGCCCCGTAAGCCGGGCGGTTTGCAGATTGTCGGTAGAGAGCGGTGCGCGGTGTGTTGCGCTGTTGGATTGAAATGTAAACCCTGGTTTCCATTATGTCAACTTTGGTTTCCATTTGGTGCAAACCTGTGTTTGCAAATGGGCAACAGTAGTGGGTAGGTACGTAGATGCCACGATGTGGCCAAGATGGCTCCGGGATATGATTTCTTCTCGTGAAACACAAGGGCGTCAGCGATGACAAACAACGAGCAAAAGACGGCATTGATTGCCGGCACCGTGATCGCGTTGTTGATTGGCGGACTGGTCATTTCAGAAGTAACCGCCCCCAATCGCGCAGTTAAGGATGGGATGCGTGAGCTGCTGTTCGACGCCGACTCAGCTGTTTATGAAGAGGTGCGCGTGTACGAGACCATTCAAGGTGCAAATAGTCAGATCTGTGGCTACGTGAACGCCAAAAACCGACTGGGTGGGTACGTGGGCCGCCAGCGATTCATCGCAGACTATGTGCAGGGAAAGGTGCCGGCTTACAGCATCATCCTGGAGCGAGAAAAGCCAGGTGTTCTACAGGCTCGTTGGGAGATGTATTGCCATGCATGATGACGTCAACGTCTTGAGGTTGCGACATGAGCATTTGGGATTCGTTACGTGGCTTGCCCAGCGCAAAGCCGATAGCAAAACGCAAAAGCAACGTGGAGCGGTTCTTGGATGGGGAGACTGACACGCTAGCAGCCAACGACATCGTGCCTGGTGTATCAGCGGCTGTTGCTCGATTCGAGCAAGCCCATCAAGCGCGAAAGGAAGGCCGCCTGAAGGACGCGGAGAGGCTGCTCTTGCCATCCATCAGGCGGCCGAGCATCTACAAGGGCCACTACCGCGAGCTGTTCTTGATCTGGCGTCAGTTCAATCGTGAAGACCTGAAAGCCGGCAACTATCAAGCAGTGATCAAGCGTGTGGAGCGGATGGCGGCAGAGGATGAGCGGATGATCCAGAAGATGGTTCAGCACTGGTCGAAGCAGCAGAAGAGGGCGCTACCAAAGAGCTACTTCGACAAGGAAAGAAACCTCAAGGCAACTGACATCGCGGCACTGAAGAAGGCGGCAAAAGCGGTCGGTAACGTGGAGGCAGTTGAGCTGGCCAGTAAGCTAGAGATGTCACTGCAATAGCAGGATGCCGGCAATGAAAAACCCGCCAAAATGGCGGGTTGTAGGCTTGAGTAAGCTAGCCGCTAGCGGTCGTAAACCTTTCCGCCAGTCGAGATTTCGTACAGCCACTGACTGTACGGTAGACGCATCAAAATCGTTGATTTCTCCGCCACAGCGCCCAGCGCTGCTATGCGGCAGAAGAGGCTGACGCCGCCCATTTGCCGCTCGCACATGGCATCAGCGCTGTCGATGAACTCGGTCTTGTTGAGACGAAGGATGATCATCGTCCGACCTTCAGGAATAGCCCCTATAGGCTGCACGACGAAGATGGTGAGTTGTGTGTATGCCAGGGCAGCAACGACCGCAGCCACCGCGATTCCCATCCCTAATTTCTTCATTCCGCCCCCTCTTTGTTAAGTCATTGGCTGCAAGCATGCAGACACTAGAACCACTTCCAAGTCAGCCCAGTCGGTTCAAATGTGAACTGCTGGCGGCCCGCTTGGAAAATGTCGACCTCAACAATCATTCTTTTTGCGGCACGAAGGCTGGCTAAGAATTTTTTTCGGGAAGTCTGACCATTGATGAAGAGAACGTCGTTTCGTCCATTGGAAGAGCCATATGCCCTAAAGTTCTGGATCGGGCCATTGTCGAATTTCACACTAAACGAACATCCTTGGTAACTGGGGCAGGACATTTGTCCTTTGGTAAGTACCAGTAAAATATCTTTGCCATACTTGGGGTCATCACGGAGCGACAACATCAAGTCTGATCCACCGTCGTAGGGGGAAGAGAGCTGGATCTGATCCGATGACATAAGTGATGCCATGAGCTGACGACTCTTGCGCATCTTGTCTTCATTGGTGCTATATGACCATTTGCTCTCGGGCTCTGCAGCAGCTACGGGGGCAGGGGATGCTGCTACATTTGCGACAGATGGAGCACTAGTTTCAGCCGGCGGGGCCATGGCAGATGGCGAAGAGGACTCAATTGGAGCCGTCGCGGCTTGATCAGTGCTTTGTGGCTTGTCGCACCCGGCAAGCGCCACCACAAAGAGTGGCAGTAGGATTTTTGCTTTCATATGTCCCATCCGTCATTACGGAAAATGGCATTCTAGCTGCATAGAGACAGCTATGCCCAACGGCTAGCCCATGGGCAGAGGGATAGCCTCGCGCCTCATCATCTTCCGAAATTTCGACCGGAAGGTGGTGCTGGACGAGCAGTTGTAGCTTGGAAGCAGCCCGACTGAAGAGTGAGAGCCCAGGCTTTCACAGCATCACTGTGAAGGGCGACCAGCTTGAGCGGCTGTGCGCAACGCGAAGTAGGCGTCAAAAAGTAAGGCGTCAGCCAATCACTAAAGAAAAAGAAAGACGGTTCGGCGATAATGATCGACATGAAACACGAAAATTTTCGCATCACGTATGACGGGCCAGCGCTGCAGTCGCACGAGATTGACGTGCGCGTGCTTGCGCCGGCCTTGTTGGCCGTGGGTGATCTGCTGGAGCATGCCAACCGCGTCATCAATGATGGGCGCGCCAAGGTGGCCGTCAACGTGAAGGGGTCGCTCAAGACCGGTAGCGTCAACATTGATTTTGCCGTCGTGCAGGGCTTCCTTACCCACGCGGTCGACCTCCTGACCGGCAAAGAGGTCACGGCGGCGGCTACCCTGATGGCGCTGCTCGGCTTTAGCGTTAAGGATGGGTTCACCAGCGTTATCAAAGTGATCCGTTGGGCGAAGGGTCGCGCTATCCGCAGGGTTGAAACCGGCGAAGGAACGGCTACTCTCTTCATCGATGATGAATCGCTCAACGTCGAGCTAGAAGTGCTGGAGCTGATCCGCGATTATGAACTGCGTCGCGCGATTGAGGCTGTACTTGACCCGTTGGAGCGCGAAGGGATTGATACCTTCGCGGTCGGTACAGATTCGGCGGTGCACGAAGTCATCAAGAAAGAGCAGATCAGCTGGTTCAAGTCACCGCCGCCGGCCAGTGTGACGCTGGACACCAACACCTACCATAAGTCCGTGCAAATTGAGCGCATCGAATTCTCCGAGGCCAATAAGTGGCGGTTCTTTGATGGGTCAGGGTCGTTCTATGCCACCATTACTGACATTGAGTTCCTAGACCGCATTGCAATGAATGAGGCCTCCTTCAGCCGTGGCGACACGCTCCGAGTTGAAATCGAGGAGAAGCAACGCTTGGATGGGGACAAACTCAAGTCGGAGTACACCATCCTAAAGGTGCTGGATCACCGCCGGGGGATGAAACAAATCAGCCTCCCCTTGGGCGCGCCAGACTCAGAGTAACCAATACCCAACCCGCCTCGGCGGGTTTTTTGTTGCCCACTACAGTCCGTGCTGCCCAGGCGGTACGATGATCCCCATCGATGCCAGCTTGCCGCGCGTCAGCTGGTTGAGCCGATCCCGGTACAACACCGCCCCGATTCCCACCAGCACGACCATGTCATCCTCGGTCAGCCTCTCTCCGGCCAACTCCATCCAGGCGGCCAGCTGCGCAATCGCATCGTCGGTCTTGGACTGATCGCCAGAGAGATCCAGCAAATCTGCTTGCCCCTCGAATAACGCAATAATCCGGATAGCTTCCATCGTCAATCCTCCCGCCTATCTCACCAGTGTAGCTAACTCACAATCTTCACACGGCGGTTTTTTGTTGCCCAGTGGCCGCGGCCATCTCTCGTCTACGTAGTTCCCCGCATGCCAAGAGCCCACACAACATGTAACATTTAGTTACATTTCATAATAACAGTCGGCGGGATGTGATGTTGAATGGCAGAGTGGTACTGAATGTGGGTTGGCAGCGAAGGCTGGCGTGGGTGCGACCCAAGCCAGAAGGGGTCAGAAAGCGAGCGCGGCCGAGGCGAGCAGGGCGTATGGCCCCCTCTAAGTGCCCGGTCTGATGAAGACCGCTAGACAATGAAGAAACCCGCCAGTGGCGGGTTTTTATGTGCTTTGCTTTCGGCGCGATTTCGCCATTGGCTGTTCCGGCAGCCCGGTAGTGGCCGGCTTTGGTGCCACCATGAGCCCAGGCCCATACCGCCACAGCATCGCGATCACTTCCGGAATGCTGTTTCCCCGTGCCTCTTTGGGAGTCTCGTAGCTGATGCCGATAGGTGGCGTCAGGTTGCCGCTGCGCAGGCGAAGGTCTACCGCATCGAGCAGCGTGCCGATCTGTGCTCGCTGTGCAGGACTCAGCCAGGCAGAAAACCGATCGAGGTCTTCATCGTCGACCAGCTTCACCGTAACCGCGCCATCTAGGCTGAATGCCACTCCAACGCAAAGCCGATCGCCGCGGCTCGCATCCGGCCGCCAGTGGATCATCCAGCTATCCCCGGCAATGGCCGGCTGTCGGTTGCGCTCTGGAGGTAGCCCCTTCATCAGTCGTTCGGCCAACCTCACCATGTCCTTGCCGCCCTTCATCGCCTCTCCCTTCAATTGTTATTGTTGGCGCGCGAATCAATGAACGCCAACCCTGCCTCTATGTCCTTACGGGAGCCAAGTAGTTCATCCCACCAGTTCGCCACAACGTGACGCACTGTCGGCCACGCTGCAGCCAGTTTGCGCGTAGATTGGCCAATGGCCTGCGCATCCTGAGGCGAAGGGAGGTTGCCCCACGCCAAATGGCACAGCTTGTTGTGGAGGTAGCCCAGCTTCTGAAGCGACTTTGCGGTCCAGTTTTGTCCGCCAAGGATTTCCGCGAAGTCGACGATGGCAAAGTCAGAAGGGCTAGTGGCGATCAGGTTGCCAGCATTGGCATCGATGTTGTGTAACAGATCGTTGATGGCTACCGCGTCATGGAGGTGGCCCCATGCCAACAGTCGTTCCGCCCATACGTCTTGGTCCTGCACAGTGACAACGCATTCGGCTGCCGTAGGGCTGACGGCCGACGTAGCCCAAGTGGGCAGGTAGTCATCGTCTCGGCCAGGCCAGACCAGTTCAGGAAAGGCCTCGCGCAGCAGCGCAACGGGGAGAATCAGGATCCAGGCGGACTCAGCAGTAGGCAGTCCTGCTGCGCGAGCCAACAACCACCCACATGCCTCATTGGCCAGGCCCTTGCTGCCGCTAGGGAAGGCCTTCACGAAGGCAACGTGACTTCGCCCATCGTCATCGACGATGGATGCCTGGTGCAGGCAAGAGGAAAAGCCATCCACGCGCGAAATCACATAGCGGTGATGGCCGGGCCCAAGTAGCGGGATCACGGGCGTCGGTCTTCGATCAAGGCTTCGAGTAGAGCGGCGATTGTATCAGCGACTTTGGGGGAGGGGTTTGAGGCGATGAAGGCCTCCATGACCGCAGCCAGGCGGCCGGGCTCGGAGGCGGGGTGAGGGTGATCCATCCAGCCGGATGGCATCCCGAGAGAGGACTCAATATGACGCGCCATCACGCTGCCGATATTGGTGGCGCCAAGCGCATATCGGGATACAAGCGCCTCGTCACGCTCGATCGCGGCGGCAAAATCGGACTGCTGCGGATAGCCCGCAATCAGTGCCTTGAGGTTTTGCCGCCGGGTGGCGTGAATGGAATGAGCCGTCATGGCCGCCAATCCTACGGAGGAGGCGGAAAGGACTGAATGACCGCGCAGGTCAATTCAGGTCATTTTTGGACGGCTTATCCTGATTGGGTTCGGAATCTTTGCCTTGCATGCGTTCCAGAAGTCGCGATCCAGTGTCCAGAATCTCCTTGTCCTGGTCAGCTGTCCCGGACATATTTTTTGGAGAGGATCCAGCCAGCGAGCTGACGAAGTCACCCAGCAGGCGCAGAGACTCTTTAGTGATGGATCGTGATTTCCAGACCGGAAGCAGATGCTCCTGAATAAACTCTTCAAGTTCATCGGGCAATTGTGATGGCGAGGAGTGCCCACGCATTGGCCCTCGGCCAGTCGCAAGCCAATCAGCGTTCACGCCAAGTGCACGCGAAGCCTTCATCAGGTTTTCACCTTCAAGCCCAAGAGTGCGGCCATCAAACCATTTGTAAATGGCCGTGCGTGAAATCCCGACCTGACCTGCCAGCCAGTTTCTGGTGTGTTTCTCGCCTGTCCGCTCTTCTAGCTCATCTAGAGCTGTCTGCAGGCGTTCGCTAAGTAGGGTTCCCATGTTAACCAAGGTTAGCGGAAACATTGCAAACCTAGGATTGCATTCAATGGAAACCATGGTTATCATTCCTGCATGAAGACCAGAACCGTAATCAATTTCTTTGGTGGCGGTCGTGGCGTGAAGGCTCGGATTGCGGAGTCGCTAAGCATCTCAACTGCCGCTGTTTCTAAGTGGCCCGAGGATGGCGACATCCCAGATGGAAGCGCATACCAGCTTTCTGTGAAGTATCCCCGGCTCGCAAGGATTGACCTGGCAGAGCGTCGCGGCGAACCCGCCTGACCACGATTGCAGTTTGTAACAACCGCTTAACCACGATTCAACGATACGCCAGGAAAGGCAAGGAAACCATGTCGCCATTCGGACGATTTCAGTCTGCTGACAAGACCCTGATCGAGTGGGCAAATCGCGAGATTGAGGAGACCAACATTCACGCCTCGGTCTTCGCAGAGCGCCTGGCGTCGTCGTATCTGAGCTTGGTTCCGGAAGAGAACCGATCGGCGCCGTTGAAGGAGGTGCCACGTGACGGTGCGATCGAGGACCACTACCGCATCAAGGGCAGTAACGCGAAGAACGTTTCTCGCTGGCTGTCCGGCGAGCACCGGATCCCGTGGGATGTATTCGACGCCTGGTTCGCCGCACTGAGCGGCAAGTACCGCGACGGCTGCATGACTGCCGTGATGGCGCGGTTTGGCGTGATGCCAGTTGCCGTGCCGCAGGCAGATAGCGACGTTGAGCAGGACACCTGGAAGCGATTCGCCCGCGCGAGTCGCGAGCTTGCAGAGGTCGGTGATGTGCTGGCCCGGGACGGTTGCCCGAAAGCCTTCCGTCAAGAAGCCTTCGAAGCCATGACTGCAGCTGCCGCGCTGTGGGTGATGGCCGATGAGATGGAACGCCGCAGCAAGCCTGCGTGATGCGGCGGGCCAATGCTCCGCACTGAAAGTGTTGGACTTCCAACGTATGGACAAGGCCAACAAGTCCGTAGCCTGAAAAAGCAAAACCCCCATCAACGCGCTGGCAGGCGCTCCGGGGGTTCAAAACAGCTGAGGGAATCATGACAAAGAATTTCGATCCGCACAAGCATGAATGGCGCTGCCGCCGGCTGTGCCAGCGCATTCGTGAGGCCTACTACCGCCTTCGCAAGGATCGCGCTGCTCTGTGGGCAGAAGCTCTCAAGCGAGAGGTGTCTCGCCGGCCGGCCTATTACGTCGACCAGCTCGAATTAGCGAGGGAGTTGGTATGAGCGCCGTACTCAAACTGGACGACTTCCGGAGCCGCGACGTGCAACCGGAAGGGAAGAAGCGCATGCAAGACGGCTTTGTGGCTATTCCGAATACTGTGGACGACACGTTGCTGTGCTCACCGCTAACGCGTCACCAGGAACGAGTATTCCGGGCAATCTTTCGCAAGACCGGTGGATTTGGCAAGCAAACCGACTGTATCGCCAATTCGCAGATTGCTGTGATGACGAACATCGATGAGTCCGACATCCGCAAGGCGATTCGATCCCTTGTGGACTTCGGCATGCTTATCCAGGGCCGCCGTACCGCCAACGGGACGTTCCTGACGCCGGTTCTGGACGTAGAGAAGTGGGACATCTCTGCCAAAACGCAAACGAGGGAAATCACCACGAACATCACCCCGAACGGGGGGAATCACCCCGGCCATTCGGGGGAAATCACCCCCCACAATAGACACTCACAACAGACAGAAACCCCTAACACCTTCGCTAACGCTCAGGTGTCGTCATCGGCTGGCGCCGACGGCCAGTCCGCCGAAAATGGCGAGCCGGCTACTGCTGACAAGCCGAAGGTAAGGCAGAGCATCAACCCGCAGGTACTGGTCGACCTGTATCACGAGCACTGCCCGAGCCTGCCACGCATCAAGCTGTTGACCGATTCGCGCAAGCAAGCACTGCGCTCCCGCTGGAAGCAAGCCGGTGTCGAGCTTGGCCGATACGGGCCGCAAGACGTGCAAGCCGGGCTGGAGTGGTGGGCCGCGTTCTTCCAGGTGGTAGAGGCTTCGGACTTCCTGTCCGGCCGTACCAATAGCCATCGCGGAGAGAAGGTATTCAAAGCTGGGTTCGACTGGCTCATGAAGCAGCTTAACTTCGCCAAGGTCATCGAAGGCAACTACGACAACGAGGTTGGGCAATGATCAGCCGCCGCGAACAACTGCATGCCCGCGAGCAGGATCTGCTGGGCTACATCCTGTCACGCCAAGAACTGCCGGAAGCCGTGGCAGAACTGAAGCCGGAGTGGTTCACAGCGGCCGAACACCAACAGGCCTTTGCTGCCGTCCAGGCGCTGGCCAAGCAGTCGAAGCCGCACGACCTGTTCGCGGTGCGCGACTGGCTCGACCACGAGTTTCCGTTGAACCCGGATGAGGCTGCCGACCGCGGCACCTACCTGATCGAGATGGCCCAGAACAGCGGCGCCATGAGCTTGACCCACACTGTCCGTGCTCTGGTAGACCAAGGCCGCCGCCGTGAGTTGCGTTCGGCGCTGCTGGCCGCTGCAGCCGAGATGGATGGGCACGAAAGCTACGCCGAGGCCATGGGGGCCGCGCTATCCAAGCTAGACACCGTGGTGATGGCCGATACCGCCAAGGGGTTGATGACCGCTACTGAGATCGCTCAGATCGGTATCGACTGGATCGACGAGCGATTCAGCCAGCCAGACAGCTTGCCTGGCCTGACAACGCCGTTCGCCGATCTGGATGACGTGACCTATGGCCTAAAGCGTGGCGAGCTGATCACCGTTGCCGGTGCTACAGCCATGGGCAAGACCACGTTCGGAACCAACATTGCCGAGCATGTGGCCAAGACCAAGCGCGTGCTGGTGGTGACCAGAGAGATGGGCGAGAGTCAGATCGCGATCCGTCACTTCGCTAGCCTGGGCGGCATTCCAATGTCGGTTATGCAGACCGGCAATCTGCGCGATGAGGACTGGAACAAGCTGGCTGCAGCAACCAGCCGCATGGCGGACAGCCTGATGGAATACGACCTCGACAGCAGCACTGTGAACCAGATCAGCCTGCGCTCGCGCCAGCTGCAGCGCAAATACGGTGACCTTGGCCTGATCGTGATCGATCACATTGGCCTGCTGGAGTCCGACCGTCGGCGCGATGCCCGTCACCTTGAGGTTGCCGACATCACTCGCGGACTGAAGCAACTGGCGCGCGAGCTCGACATCCCGGTGGTGCAGCTGGTGCAAGTGGCCCGCGCCGTCACCACCCGCGCCGACAAGCGGCCGACCCTAGCCGACCTGTCCGAGTCCTCCAGCATCGAGAAGGACAGCGACATCGTGATCGGCATGTACCGCGATGACTACTACAACCCGGACAGCCCTATGAAGGGCATGGCAGAGGCCATCGTGCTGAAGAACCGTATGGGTGCCTGCAAGACCATCCCACTTGTCTTCGAAGGTATGTTCAACCGCTTCAAGCCTGCTGACTTCGGCGCGTACTACGAAGCCCGCAACCAGCAACCCGCCAAGGGCCAGAGCGCTAGCTCGCGGCTGTAAGGAACGCCATGACCTCTTCAACCCGCAACGATGCCTATGCCTCGATAAGTGCCGACGGTACCGCAAGCAGCCAGCGCCTGCGTGTGTTGGCCGTGCTCCGGTCGGCTCGTTGCCCGCTGACCCGGCGCGAGATCGCCAAGGAAGTCGGCATTGAAATCACCAGCGCCTGCGGCCGTTTGGATGAGCTGGAGAAAGCCGGCGTGGTCGCGAAGTCTGAGGCGCGACGGAACCCGTTCAGCGGCAAGTGGAACGTGACCTACCAGGTGGCGCGTGAGGGGGCCGGGCATCACGAAGAGCAGGGCGATCTGTTTGGGGTGGCGGCATGAGTGAGCTGATGCTGATGAAAACGCCGACTGGCGCCCTGGTGCCAGCCGACGCCCAGGCTGCCGAGTTCATTCAGAAGCTGAAGACTGGACAGGGCATCAAGGGCGAGTTCAAGCGTCAGCGTAACCCGCGGTTCCATCGCAAGGTATTCAGCCTGTTCTCATTCGCCTTCGACCTGTGGGATGCGCCGGAGCTGGAATACAAGGGGCAAAAGGTGGCCAAGAACTTCGACCAGTTCCGCAAGGATTTGACGGTGCTAGCCGGCCACTACGTCGCCCACGTGAACCTGAAGGGCGAGGTACGTGTGACGGCCAAGAGCCTGAGCTTCGCCAACATGGGCGATGACGAATTTGCCCAGGTCTACAAGTCGATCCTCGATGCCGTGTGGCAGCGCGTGCTGCGCTCGAAGGGCTATGAGACGCCTGATCAGGTCGACCAGATTGTTGAAGAACTACTGAGGTACGACGCATGAAAACGCCATCGAAGATCGTCCCGCGCCCGGGCGGCACTGTCGGGACCGGAAAGCGCGAGTCGGGCCGCATCGCCAGCCAGAAGATCCGCGACAGCGCCAAGGGCGAGGCCTGCACTTTCGCGATTCCAGGCGTCTGCAACCATGACACGGCCACTACGGTGCTGTGTCACCTGCCTGACGAGTCGCACGGCGCCGGCCGCAAGAGCGACGACCTGAGCGCCGCCTACGGCTGCAGCGCCTGCCATGACTGGATTGACCGTCGCATGTCACAGCGCTCTGAGCTGGAAGAGGCCGACCGGCAGTGGTACATGCGACGCGCGCAGACACGCACGCTGCGCCGGCTGATAAACAAGGGACTGGTAAAGGTGGCGGCATGAGCGACAACCCATACGTGATCTCGTTTGATGTGCCGGGTACGCCGATCGGGAAGGGGCGTCCGCGAGTAGCTCGCCGCGGTAGCACGACCCAGCTCTACACGCCGGCCAAAACGGCCAGCTACGAGGGGCTAGTCGCACTGTCGGCGCAACAGGCTATGTTCGGCCGGCCGCCAATGCTTGGCCCAGCCAAGGTGTACATGGACATCATCCTGCCCATCCCGACCAGCTGGTCCAAGAAGAAGCAAGCCGCAGCGCTAGCCGGCAACGTGTACCCCACCAAGAAACCGGACATCGACAACGTCGAGAAGGCGATCTTCGACGGAATGAACGGTGTGGTGTGGGCAGATGACGTCCAGGCAGTAGAAGTCATCAAGAACAAGCGATACGGCGACACACCTTGTGTTCGCATGGTGGTGATCGAGATCCAGGGCGCCGAGTTTTCGGCGTAACGAGGGGGAGAGGGCAATGCAGTTCAGCACAATTCGAGCACTTGTCGCATGGGCCTTCCAGATGAGCGAGGCCGTACCGGTGAAATCGGCCAAGTACGGGGAGAGCACCGGCCCGTCGTTCGGCCAAATGTCGCCGGCCGAGCTGAAAGACATGGCTGCCGACATCCTGGTGAAGGTGAGCCGGCTGCCGTGGGCCGAGCAGTGCGCTATCACCGCCTACTGTGCTGGCAGCACCAAGGCGTGTAACGAGATCGCCGACCACCTGCCGGCTCCCTGGCCTACGGCACTGAAGCGCGAGCTGGCGCGCGGATGGGCGAACGATCAGGTGCTGGAGCGTGACCAGAAGCAGATGGCCGACACGTTCTATCTGTCGGAGGCGACGATGACCCGGAGGAAGAAGGAGGCGTTCGGCGTGTTCGCCCTGCTGATGGACCGGGGATTGGCAGTGCTGGAGGTGCAGCTGTTGTCGCTGGTGCGGCACAGAACCCGGCGGAACGAAAAATGTCGAGCGAGTGCTTGCTTGGCTGCGTGAAATTACCTATCATGATTTTGATAGTGTGGTTTGCTGCGTTTAGCGCAATCGCACAGAAGCCCGAGAGCCAAGCGCCTCGGGCTTTTTGCATTTCTGGCGCGCGTTAGGGGGTGATCCCATCTCAGGCCCGGTTCACAACGGGCAGGTATAACGCTGCAACCCATTCGCCTCGCATCTGCGGGGCGTTTCTATTTCTGGAGCTGGCATGAGCAACAAAGTCATCCACCGTTCGCAATTGCCAACTCGTCTTCCTGTGACATTCGCGATTGCGGTCTATCTCCTGCTCGACAAGCTTCAGGCGCCTGGGTGGGTTTGGGGCATTGCCGTGACGCTGCTCGCTCTTGTTTGTATCTCGGCGGTAATCGGCGTCGTTCGTGAGTTGGAAACCAAGATCGATCTCTAGGAGGCGCCATGTCAAATCCTCGGTGCATCACGATGCACGTACGGTTTCGCTGGTGGTTTGCGTCGTACTTGCTCGGCGTGCGTGCCATCTCCAAGCTGACCGGTCTGAAGCCTGACATGGAGAAGGTTGATCGAATGATTCGTCGCGCCATGATTATCGAACATCGCTAGGAGTCGCCATGCTGTACGGAAACCTTGTGGAGTTCGACGAGCGCGCGGCAGAGGCTGCCGCTGAGAGTCAGCAGTCCGTGAGTGACCCGGACGATTTCCCGCTCGGCGCTCCGGCCTGCAACCTGGATGGCGAGTGCGAGAGCTGCCAGTAACCCCTTTGCCCGCCACCGGTCCTGAACGGATAAACGCTTGAGTGCGTGCCGGCTGGCGGGCGCCCCAACAACTAAGGCTGCGAAATGGCACTGACAGCAAAGCAGCGCTGCTTCGTAGACGAGTACCTGATAGACCTCAACGCTACGCAAGCGGCGATCAGGGCGAAATACAGCCCAAAGACGGCACAGGAGCAATCGAGCCGTCTGTTATCAAATGTTATGGTCCAGGCCGCGATTGCTGTTCGACAGAAGCAAATGGCCAAGGCGACCGGCATTACCCCGGAAAAGGTGCTGCAGCGCTGGTGGGAACTCGCCAACGTCGACGTCAACGAGCTGATCGAGTACCGCCGCGACAACTGCCGCCACTGCTGGGGCAAAGGCCACCAGTACCAGTGGACGGAAGGCGAGTACGAGAAGGCGCAGCGAGAGGCTGAGGACAAGGGTGATGACTCGCCGGAGTGCTCTGGAGGATTCGGCTATGTCGCCACGCGCGAGCCCAATCCAGAGTGCCCGGAGTGCAGCGGGGAAGGGCGCGGCAAGATTCACGTCCATGACACGCGACGGCTCAGTGGGCCGGCAAGGCAGCTCTATGCTGGCGTAAAGCTCAGCAAGGATGGGCTGCAGGTGCTCATGGAGGACCGCTCCAGGGCGCTGGAAAACGTAGCCCGGCACCTCGGCATGTTCGAAAGCCGGCACGATGTCGAACGCAAACGGATGGAGAACGAACGACTGCGCAAGCAGCTGGACGATCCGGACGATGCGCCGCCAACACCGGTCAGGGTCGTTGTCGAGGTGAAGGACGCGAGGAAGCCGGATGCCGAGCCTTAACATCCCCCAGTCGCATTTCCTGTCCCTGCCGCACAAGTTCCGCGCCTATGTGGCCGGCTTCGGCTCGGGCAAGACCTGGGTCGGCTGCGGTGGCTTGATGCAGCACTTCTGGGAGTTCCCCCGGATCAACGCCGGCTACTTCGCGCCTACCTACCCGCAGATTCGCGACATCTTCTACCCGACGGTGGAGGAGGTGGCCGCTGACTGGGGCCTGAAGGTCTCGATCAACGAGAGCAACAAGGAAGTCCACGTTTTCGAGGGGCGCAAGTCGCGCGGCACGGTCATCTGCCGGTCGATGGAGAAGCCCGAGACGATCGTGGGCTTCAAGATCGGCAAGGCGCTGTGCGACGAGCTGGACGTGATGAAGGCCGACAAGGCGCGCGCCGCCTGGCGCAAGATCATCGCCCGTATGCGCTACAACGTGGACGGCCTCAAGAATGGGGTCGACGTCACCACGACGCCTGAAGGCTTCAAATTCGTCTACGAGCAGTTCGTGAAGCAGCTGCGCGCCAAGCCGACGCTTGGTGGCATGTATGGGCTGATTCAGGCGAGCACCTACGACAACGCTCTGAACCTGCCCGCCGACTACATACCGTCGCTGTTCGAGTCCTATCCGCCGCAGCTGATCGACGCCTACCTGCGTGGCCAGTTCGTCAACCTGACGAGCGGGTCGGTCTACCCAAGTTTCGACCGCCGGCTAAATCACACCGAAGCGGAAATGGCCGACGGCGAGCCGCTGCACATCGGCATGGACTTCAACGTGCTGAAGATGGCTGCAGTGATCTATGTGATCCGCGACGGTTGCCCGTTGGCCGTTGACGAACTGGTGGATGTGCGCGACACGCCGGAGATGGCGCGGCTGATCAAGGAGCGTTGGCCGAACCGGGCGATCACGATCTATCCGGATGCCTCTGGCCAGAACACGAGCAGCAAGAAGGCGAGCGAGTCGGACCTGTCTATTCTGCGCCATGCTGGGTTCACGCTCAATGTGACTGGCAGTAACCCCGCGGTAAAAGACCGCGTGCTCGCCACCAACGCCATGCTGTTGAACGCCGATGGCGAGCGACGCATGAAGGTCAACACGCACCGGTGCCCGAAGTTCACCGAAGGGCTGGAGCAGCAGGCCTACGACTCAAATGGCGAGCCGGACAAGTCGAGTGGAGTCGACCACGTGAACGATGCTGGCACGTACCCGATTGTCCGGCTGTTCCCGATCGTTAAGCGCATTGCTACCCAGCAGAAACTGAGGATGTAACCCATGGCCGACGTATCGACCAAAATGAAGGCCGTGGCCGACATGGAAGCAAATTGGCGCCTGGTTGACGATCTCAATGGCGGCACGAGTGCTATGCGCTCTGCCGGCGAGAAGTACATGCCGCGCTGGCCTATGGAGGATCGTCAGGACTACGACGCACGGGTGAAAGTCGCAACGCTTTTCCCAGCCTACAGCGAGACGATCGCCACCATGACCGGCCGGGTGTTTGCCAAGCCGCTGCAGGTCGGAGAGGACGTGCCAGAGGGCATTGCAGGCAACATCCTGAGTAATGTCGACCTAGAGGGCCGGAACATTCACGTCTTTGGCCGTGACTGGTTCGAGAGTGCGCTGAACTATGGGCTGTGCCATGTACTGGTCGATTACCCGCGGACTGAGGCGGCGAGAACCAAGGCCGACGAGTTGGCGAGCGGTGCACGCCCGTACCTGGTGCAGATCAAGCCGGCCCAAGTGCTGGGGTGGCGCTCGCAGAAGCTGGCCGGCGTCGAGCAGCTGGTGCAGTTCCGTTTCCAAGAGGCGGTTACAGAGGTCGATGGCGAGTTCGGCGAAAAGGTAGTCGAGCAGATCCGCGTGCTTGAACCAGGCCGCTGCCGGTTGTACCGCAAGAACAAGGATGGCGTTTGGGCATTGCACGACGATTTCGCGACCTCGCTGCCGTCGATCCCTCTGGTGACGCTGTACGCCAACCGCACCGGCTTCATGCAGGGCAAGCCGCCGCTGTTGGAGCTGGCGCACCTGAACGTGAAGCACTGGCAGTCACAGTCCGACCAGGACACGATTCTGCACACCGCACGAGTACCGCTGCTGGCTCGTATTGGTGCCGAGCAGCGCTACGACGACAACGGTCAGCCTGCGGCTGACATGCAGATTGGCAAGTCGTTGATCGATCTGCCCGCCGGCGGCGACCTCAAGTACGTCGAGCACGGTGGCGCTGCCATTCAGGCCGGGCAGGAATCGCTGGCAGCGCTCGAAGAGCAGATGAAGACCGCCGGCGCCAAGCTGCTCACCAAGACGGTGCTGTCGATGGCCGAGAGCCAGGCCAAGGATGAAAAGGCCAAAGAGGTCAGCCAGCTCGGCATGATGGCGCAGAACCTCGAGGACTCGCTCGACCGGGTGCTGGACTACTGCGCCAAGTGGATGGGCCTCGGTGATGATGGTGGCCACCTCGGTGTCGAAGCTGATCTGGACGCGGACAATGCGCCGGCTCAAACCATGGAGGTGCTGTTGAAGATGGTCGTCGCGAGCACGCTGTCGAATGAAACCGCCTTCAACGAGGCCAAGCGCCGCGGCTTAGTGTCCGATGATCTCGACTGGGCAACGGAACAGGAACGGATCACCAATCAGGCACCGGTGACGCCATGAACGAGCTTCTCGATCTGATCACCGGCCGCAGCATTGACCTGCTGAGATTCGATGCCGGCATGCGGAAGCGCGTCAACACGATGCTGACCGATGCACAGCGGCAGTTGCTTGCAGTGCTGGCTGACGCCGATTTCTCAGAATTCACCGGCTTCCGTCAGCGTCGAGTCAAGGCGTTGATTGCCGACGTCAACGCAGTGATCGGCGAAGTCTACGGGCAGGTAGGGCAGGACAGTCGCGAGCACCTGCAGGAACTGGCCTCGCTCGAAGCGCGGTTTGCGGTGAAGTCCGTACAGATCGGCTTGGGCGTGAAGCTTGGCGGCATCCCTGTGCCGGACCAGCTTGCCGCACTGGTCGACAACACGCTGATCCTCGGCGCGCCGTCGGCCGAATGGTGGCAGCGCCAGGAGTCGGCAACGCAGTTCCAGTTCACCAACTTGATCCGCCAGGGTGTGATCGAGGGACGAACGAACGATGACCTGGCCCGCCAGGTGCGCGATGCGTTCAAGACCAGTATGCGCAGCGCCGATTCGCTGGTGCGCACCAGCGTGCAAGCCGTCTCGAACGGTGCTCGACTGCTGACCTATCAAGCCAACGACGACATTCTGGCCGGCTTCATGCACCTGAGCGTGCTGGATGGGCGAACCTCCGAGCAGTGCATGGCGCGCTCCGGTAAGCGCTGGGACATGCAACGCCGGCCGATCGGGCATAGCATCCCGTTCGCCATGCTGCCACTGCACTGGGCGTGCCGGTCGACGCTGGTGCCCCTGCTGGACGAGCACGAGAAGATCGACGGGACGCAGGCCAGTGCTGAAGGCCAGGTTCCGGCGAATTGGACTTTCGCCGACTGGCTAGAGACCAAGACCGCCGAGCAGCAGGACGCGATCCTCGGGCCCGGTAAGGCTGGGTTGTGGCGCAAAGGCACGATCACACTGACAGACCTGCTCGACCAATCCGGCCGGCCGCTTACGCTGGAACAACTTCGTGCCAGACACGGCTAGAATGATGGCATGACTGATCTCGAACGGCTTCGCGCCGAATACCCCGAGCACGTTGACGCAGCGCTTACGCTGGCCAGCGTCTACGACGTGCACCCTGACGCCGTGGCGAAGCAGGTGTGGATACTCGCTTGGGCCGGTGCACCAAAGCCATTGCTCGTCCTGCAGCACCATCTGAGCGAGGAACCGGATTTCCTGCGCAAGTGCGAGGCGAAGATGGAAATCGGGAAACCGATTCAGAAACTTGGCTGATCACTGAGGGGGTGCTCCATGGACGAAAAGATACCGACCAGGGAAGACCTAAAACAGCGCCTGCACCGCGTAGGCCTGGGCAAGAGGACGTTTATCAAGTGGGAAGGCCTCGAGGAAGTCGAGTATGAAGCGCTAGTTGCGTTGGTGCCCGATGGCTACCAACTTGTGCGCTTACACCTAGACCCCGATCCCCCTTACCCACTCATCAAGATCGAGCTACTCCGGATCGGTTAAATCGGTTCGAAAACAGAAAAGCCCGTCAGCACATCGCTGGCGGGCTTTTTGCATTCCGGCGAGATGCCGGCCATCAACGTGGGCGAGATGCCCGAAAGGTAGCAAATGGCACTGAAAGCAGTCGTTGACAGCCTGGATGGGCTGGAAGAAGGCCTGAAATCGCTATACCAGCAGTCCGAGGACGGGAAGTTCCGGCTTGTTGTGGAGGGGCTCGAAGACTCTTCGGGACTGAAGTCCGCACTCGAAAAAGAGCGCCTGGCTGCGCGTGAGGCGCAGAAGCAGGTTCGCGAACTGAACGAGCGCTTCAAGGACATCGACCCGGAGGCGGTGCGCGGGATCCTCGCCAAGTTCGCCGACGACGAAGAGGCAAAGCTGATCGCCTCGGGCAAGGTCGACGAAGTGTTGGCCAAGCGCACCGAGCGCATGAAGGCCGCATTCGAGAAGGATGTGCAGATGGCCAATGACGCAGCAAAAGCGGCAGATGAGCGAGCGGCAAAGTTCACCGCACGCGTGCTGGAAAACTCCATTCGCGCTGAAGCATCCGTTGCTGGGCTGCATCAACACGCCATCGAAGACGCCCTATTCCGAGCTCAAACCACTTTCCAGCTCGACGGTGAGGGCAATCCCGCCGCCGTGGAAGGGGCGTTCGGCAAGGATGGCAAACCGCTGACCCTCAAAGAGTGGTTTGGCGACATGAAAGACAAAGCTCCGCACTGGTGGCCGGCCACGCAAGGTGGTGGCGCCGGTAGCGGTACGGGTGGAGGCTCGGCTAAGAACCCCTGGTCGAAAGACCAGTGGAACATGACCGAGCAAGCCCAGCTTTTCCGTGAAAACCCCGCGCGGGCTCGCCAGTTGGCGGAACAGGCCGGCGTGAAACTCTAAGGATCTGATCCATGACCGTACGTATCGCGGACGTCATCGTCCCGGAAATCTATACCCCCTATGTCATCAACCGCACCGTCGAGAAATCGGCGCTCTGGCAGTCGGGCATCATCTCCGACGTGCCGGAAGCAGCGCTGCTCGGCCAGAAGGGTGGCGCACTGATCACCATGCCGTTCTGGCCCGACCTGAGCGGCGAATCGGAGGTGCTGTCGGACTCGACCCCGCTCGGCGTCAACAAGATTCAGGCCGGCGCCGACGTCGCGGTACTGCATGCCCGAGGCAAGGCCTGGGGCGCCAATGACTTGGCTCAGGCGCTTGCCGGCTCCGACCCGCTGAACGCCATTGCCGATCTGTCGGCTGGCTACTGGACCCGCGAGATGCAGAAAATGTTGATCGCTGAGCTCAAGGGCGTGTTCGCGGCAGCAAGCATGTCCGGCAACCTGCATGACATCTCCGGCGGTGCCGGCGCAGCGGCGGTGATCGACTCCAAAGTCATCGTTGATGCGGCCTACAAGCTCGGAGACAACTCCGACCAGCTGGTCGCGATCGCGATGCACTCGTCCACCATGGCGAAGCTCGTGAAGGACAACCTGATCGAGTACGTGAAGGACGCGGACGGCAACATCCTGTACGCGACCTACATGGGCAAGCGCGTCATCGTCGACGACGGTATGCCGGTATCCGGTGGGGTCCACACCTCCTACCTGTTCGGCGCGGGCGCGGTGGGCTACCACGAGGTGCCGGCGCCGGTACCGGTCGAAACTGACCGCGACAGCCTGCAGGGCGACGACATCCTGATCAACCGCCGTCACTTCGTACTGCATCCGCGCGGCGTGAAGTGGGCCGGTGCAGCTGGTCTTGCGCCGAACAACGCCGGCCTGGCTGTAGGCACTAACTGGGAGCGCGTGTACGAGCCGAAGCAGATCCGCATCGTCGCGCTCAAGCACAAACTGGCCTGATAGGCCGCAGAGAGCCGCCTTCGGGCGGCTTTCTGCTTTCTGGAGACCCTAATGGGACTTGCTGCATTTCAGCGCATGCGCCGTCTGGCGCAGGAAAAGGACGTTGACACCGTGGCGGCCGGTACCGCCGAAGAGGTGGTGGCTTCAAAACTGACGGTGCCCGAGATCAAGGCAAAGCTGGCCGAGCTTGGAATTGATCTCCCTGACGGCGCAAAGAAGCCTGATCTGGTTGCGTTGCTGGACGAGGCACTGAAGCAGGAGGAGGGCGCTGATGCGACTGCTAATAAAGCTACTGGCCAAACTCCCGCTGCTGACACCGTGGCGGCCGGTCAGACCGAATAACCGAGCCGGGAGACGCGGCCAATGGCACTGATCACCACGCCAGGTGCGCCGGACGCCGACAGCTACGTGACGTTGGCCGAAGCAGATGCCTACCACGCAGGGCTCGGCAATACCGGCTGGGTCGGCGCTGACGACGTCAAGCAAGGGGCGCTGCGGCGTGCTCTTCAGTACGTGGACACCCAGTACCGCTACCGCGGCGAGCGTGTTGACGCCGGCCAGTCACTCGAGTGGCCGCGAACCGGCTTCGATGGCATCCCGCAGCGGCTCAAGGACGCACAGTGCGAGGCCGCGCTACGTGCGCTGACCGGCAAGCTCTACGCCGACAGCGATGGACGCGTGGTTACCGCCAAGACGGTCGGCCCGCTCAAGACCGAGTATGCGCAGGTTGCAACGGCGCGCTTCCCGGTGATCGACGCGTTGCTGCGCGGCCTGGTTGCTGGCACCGGCCAGGCAAAGCTGGTGAGGGGCTGACATGGACTGGAATGCCGAAGCCGACGAGGTGCGCCGGACGCTTGAGGAGGATGGTCAGCCGGTGATCCTGGCACGCGAAGAGTCGGGCGAGTACGACCCGGAGCTAGGCGAGGCGCCGGTTACGACTGATACGGCACCGGCTGTCGGCCTTGCCTTCGACTACTCGCTTCAGCAAGCCGGCGCCGTGTTCGAGTCTGGGTTGATTGTGGCCGGCGACCGGCAGCTGCTTATGTCGGTGCCGAGCGAGTTCCAACCAGAACCGGGTCACAAAGTGGCGTTGGCCGATGGGCTGTGGCTGATCAAGAACGTGAAGGCCATCGCGCCGGCCGGCGTGCCCGTCCTGTATGACCTACATCTGAGGCGACCATGAGCTTTACCGTTGATCTGGGCAAATTCGTCGACAAGGCGAAGGAGAACGCCGACAAGGCCTGCCGGCGTATCGCGCTCGAGGTGTTCAGGGGCGTGATCCTGAAGACGCCGGTCGATACCGGTCGCGCACGCGGTAACTGGCAGATTGGCATGTCGTTCGCCACCGGTACGCTCGAACGCGACGACAAGGGCGGCAATGCGGCTCTCGGCGATGTGCTGCAGGCCCTCCGCCCCGGCGTATTCGCCAATGGGGGCACGCTGGTGCTGACCAACAACCTGCCCTACATCGGCAAGCTGGAGCACGGCAGCTCGATGCAAGCCCCGTCTGGCATGGTCAAGCTGACAATCGCTGAGATCGTCGCCAAATACGGAACCTGATATGTCGCAGATCACCATCCGCGCGGCGTTCGAGAAGCGGCTAAACGACTGGGCCAAAGCACAGGCCCCGCCGATCAAGATCGCGTTCGAGAACGTTGCTTTCACACCGCCCGCCGAGCTGTACCTGCGGACGTTTTTGCTGCCTGGTGAAGGCAGTCTTACCAGTCTCGAAAATGACAGCACGGCCGAAATCGGGCTGTTCCAGGTCAGCGTCTTTGCGCCGATCGACAAGGGCGCGCGCCCCGCCGAAACAATGGCCGAGGCGCTGCAAGGGCTGTTCCCTTCCGGGGCATGGGTTGGCCCGGCAAGGATCACTCGTGAGCCGAGCATCGCGCCGGCGCAAACCGACAACGGGCGCTACCACGTGCCCGTGACTATTCGCTATTCCACCATCTGACAGGAGGGCCATATGGCTTCTCAAGCAATCTCCGCTCAAGGCTCCAAGCTGAGCATCCAGGTAGGCAGCCCGGGCACGTTCACCCAGATCAAAGAGGTGAAGAGCTTTTCTGGCTTCGACGGCAAAGCATCTGAACTCGATGCCACCAGCCTGGACTCGACGGCCAAGGAGTTCGCCAAGGGGCTGCGAGACAACGGCGGCTTTCAGTTCGACCTGAACCGTGTCTACGACGACCCGGGCCAAATCGCTCTCGACGAAGCGCAGAACGACGACGCGACCCACCAGTTCAAACTGGAGCTACCGAACGGCAAGGCCGCGACATTCGCTGCGCTAGTGCTGTCCTTCGACCTGAAAGGCGGGGTAGATGCACTGTTGGCAAGTTCGGCCAGCCTGCGCATCTCCGGCAAAGTGACCTGGAGCTGACATGGCACTCGACATCAACGATCAGCGCCTCGCCATCGGCGAGGCGACGCACACCTTCGATCTGCTCCACTACATCACCGGCGAGGACACTGGCGCCAAGCTCACCGTCTGGTCGAACGAGTCGGCTTCGGCCAAGGCCATGGCGCGCAAGCACCACGACGAGGACGTGTCCCGCATGGCCGCCGCACAGGCGGCCGGCAAGGATCGGCCCGATCCTTTGTCTCTGGACGAGCGCAACCGGGTGCTGGACGACATCGCATTGAGCCGTCTGGCCGGCTGGGTAGGGGTCGAGAATGCAGGCAACCCGCTCGCGTGCGACGAATCGACCACCCGGGCGCTGTTCCGCCGCGCCCCTTGGGTCCGGGATGCCGTGCTCAGCGAGGCATCCCACCTGGGAAACTTCATCAAGCCACTGCCGACGCCGTCCACCGTTACGCCGAGCGAGAGTTCCGACTCGGCAAACGGCTGAAAGACGGCAAGTCCTACCGGCAGTGGCTTGCCGATTCCTATCGAGCCAGCCAGCGGCCCCACTGGTTGCTCAAGCCCAACCGGCTTGCAGACGAAGCCATCTACCTCTGGCTGTGGTTCTGCGAGCTTTCGTCGTCCCGGCAGTCGTCAGGCTACGGGCCGCAGTCGATCACCTTTGCCGAGATAGAAGCCTGGGGGCGGCTGACCGGCCGCGAAGCTCGGCACTGGGAAGTTGCGGTACTGAAGGGGCTGGACTCGATGTGGCTCAGCATCCAGGGAATGACCGACGAAGAATTCCTTGGTGGCGCCAATGGGGCAGAGCTGGACGACGAGCAGCGTAGTGAGGCAATTGCGGCGTTGCTGATGGGGGCTGAAATTCAAACGAAAGGAGTAAAACTTGGGACTGACAAAGCTACAGAATGAAGAACTGAGCAAGGCTGTCGCGGCCTGCAGCCGATCGGATGGCTCGGAGAAGGTCGTCGAGCAGGTGCTAGTCACGCCGAAAGGGCTGGCCAGGATGGCTGAGACGTTTGCCACAAGGCCAGGTCTGAACTCGTAGCCCACTGACACGCCTGCCTCTCTAGTGCTACCCTCCTGTCATTACGTGATGGGAGGTCTTTATGGCAGGCGCAAAAAATCAAGGTTCTTTTAAAGCCGCGCTTATATTTTTTGTCATATGTGTTGCTGCCATTGCCGTATTTAAGTCTTGCCGCTCTAGCGACAAAGTGGCCGAAAAGAAGTTAGACGGACGCGACCTTGAGTACGCAGCACAAGATGCGGTAAGGCGTGCTTTGAAAGATCCGGAGAGTGCAGCATTCCGAAATGTAAGATTTACTGGCAATGCTGTCTGTGGTGAGGTTAATAGCAAGAACGGTTTTGGAGGCATGTCTGGATACCAACGATTTATCAATGCCGGTCCATCAACGACAATTTTTGAAGAGCAGAACCCTGATTTCGCACAGGCATGGAATAAGCTCTGCTAACTGAATTTACTCATAAAGGCTCGCTTCGGCGGGCCTTTTTCTTTTGGAGCTCGCATGTCCCTCGACGTCGCCACTCTTGCCATCAAAGTCGAAGCCTCAGACGTAAAGCGTGGCACCGATGAGCTTCAGAACCTTCAGCGGGTCGGCTCTGCGACCGAAAACAGCATCTCCCGGTTTGCAGCCACGACTGAAAGCGCTTTCGGCAGCGCGACCAGCGCTGTGAAGGCCTTTGCTGCTGCTTACGCAGGGCTGAAGATCGTCGAGTTCACCAAAGAAGCCACGTTGGCAGCAGCGCGCTACAACGTACTCGGCGTGGTAATGGGGACGGTTGGCAAAAATGCCAGTTACAGCACCGCTGAGCTGAATGCCACCGAGCAGGCCCTTCGCAAAACCGGCATTTCTGCGGTAGAGGCGCGCAACAACGTCACGCGCATGATCCAGGCGCATATCGACTTGGCCGATGCAACCAAACTGGCCCGGATTGCGCAGGATGCAGCCGTGATCGGCAACATGAACTCGTCCGAGTCGTATTCCAATCTGATTTACGGCATCCAGTCTGCCCAGACCGACGTACTTCGAACCATCGGCATCAATGCCGACTTTGAAGGTAGTTATAGAAAGCTCGCGGCCCAGCTCAAGATTTCGACAAACGACCTGTCGGAACACCAGAAGATGCAGGCCAGGGTCAATGAGGTGATGTCCAAGGGCAAGGACATTGCAGGCTCCTATGAAGCGGCCATGGGGGAAGCCGGGAAGCAGCTGAACTCCATGAAGCGTTATGCCGACGATCTCAAGTCCGGCCTAGGGCAAGAGTTCATGGCGCCGTTTACCGCAGGCGTAACGGCGGCGTCAGACTCGCTGAAATACCTATCGGAGCATGGCAAGGAGGTCGGGGTAGCACTGGAAGGTGCGCTCGTACTGGTGGCCGCCAATGCAGCAGGGCGTGCTGGTAACAGCATTCTGGAATACGCTAAATCAGTACAAACTGGCATTTCCGCCGAGAACCAGCGGACGATTGCCATGGCGCAGCAGGCATCGGTAGAGGCTCGGAGAGCTGAAGCTGAAAGAAACGCGGCGATGGCCGGCCTTGAGAGGGCCAGAGCGTCTAAGGGCGTCGCGGACATGACACTGGAACAGGTTCGGGCCGAGAAAACACGCTTGTCCCTGATGGAGTCACTGGCGTCCGGAGAGCTGAAGCAGCTAGAGAACTCCGGAGCATTGGCCGCCGCAAAGGGACGCCTGGCTCAGGCAGAAGCCGTTGCCACTACGGCAGCTCGTGAAGCTCAGGCGGCTGAAAGCGCTCGGGCTGCCGACACGATGAAGCAGGCGGGCTCCTACGAGGCACTCATCGCGGCAAAGCGCGCTTCGGCGGCCGCCGACGCCGATGTAATGACGGCGAGAGCCGCACTTTCCGCCGAAGAAGAGCGGCTGGCTCGTGCCCAGAGCAACGCCCTAGCAATGACGAACGCGAGAACGGAAGCGGACACCAGACTCGCAGCGGCCGAGACGACCGCGGCAGAAGCCGCCAATGCACAAACGGTGGCGACCGGTCGCGCCGCGGAAGCCACAGCAGCAGCGAACATTGCGACCAATACATACACCGCAACTACTGCGAGAGCGACCATTGCCGCACGTAGCTTGGCAGTCGCACAGACTCTAGCCAACGGCGCATTGTCTTTGGTTGGTGGTTGGTTCGGCGCAGCGGTCATTGCTGGCGGAGCTCTTATTGTCTATTGGGATGACCTTGCCGCAGCTGCTGGGCATGCTGCCAGTAAGGCTGAATTGGCTGCGAAGCGGATCAAGAATGCTTTGGCAGAATCCAATGTTACGGTGCTAAGGGCTGAGGCTGATACGGCTCGTACCGTATATAACCAGCTGAATGAGCGTTTCGAAAAACTCGGGAAAGGCATGTCAGGTGGAGACAGAATTGCTCTACTTGAAAAACTGGACTTGGCTCGTGGAACGATGCTCGCGGCCGAGGCAGCGTTGCGCCAGGGCAAAGAGAAGCAAAACATCGACGCGCTAGCCGGAGCGGGTTACGACGCTGACGGCAAGCCACTCAAGCGCCCCACGACTGCCGGGGACATCAACTACTCGAAGTACAACTCCCTCAGCAACAAATACACCCCGCAAACTGACTCGATCCGTAAGGACATCGAGGACATCAAGAAGGGGATTGCCGAGGGTGTCTATACGCGAGAGGAGGGGGCAAAGCTTCTGGCAGAGGCCCAGGACAAGCTTGAGAAGGCTGGCAAGCAAGGCCACAAGAAGGGGCCGAAAGGCCCATCCTACGGCGGCCTGACTGGCATGGAGTCGGCCGGTGCCAAACTCGACGCAGACATCAGGAGTGCCGAGGAATACGGCCGACGCATTGCCGAGTATGGCGTCTACGCCGAGAAGCTGACGCAGGGCGAAGAGAAGCTATTCAAGTTGCAGTCGGAGCGCCGTGCGCTTGCCGAGGCACCTACCGACAAGCTCAACACCAAGCAGAAGTCCGACCGCGAAAAACGCATCAAAGCTCTCGACGATGAAATGGGGCAGGCGCAGCAGCTGGCCAATCAGGAGGTCGGTAACCGGCAAGCTCTGGCTGTCGCCAAGTACAACGACGAGCTGAAGCGCCAGGCAGATGTGATCGGGCTGACCGCAGATGCCCGTGATCGGCTGCTCTTCGGTATGCAGCTGGAGCGCGACGGCATCGACGTCAACAGCCGGGCCTATGGCGACTTGATGCAGCAGTACGACCAGGTGCAGGCGAAAACCCGCGACTGGGCGTCGACGGCTTCTCAGTTGCTCAAACAGCATGAGGAAAGCGCGACCAATGTCGCCGGCGATGTCGGCAGCGCCTTCACCCGCTCAATGGGGGGAATGGAGGACTCGCTGGTCAGCTTCGTTCAGAACGGCAAGCTCAGCTTCTCCAGCTTGGCGGATTCGATCATTGCCGACCTGATCCGCATTCAGGTGCGCCAAAGCATCACCGGCCCGTTGGCGGGCGCGATTGGTTCCATGTTTGGTGGTGGTTCAACGGCAAGCGCCGGCACAGGGTATGGCGCTGAAGCCTGGGGGGCATCGGCTGGAGCTGGTACTACAGCCTCGATGTTCGGGGCGGGCTCATTCGATAGCGGAGGTTTCACCGGCCCTGGGGGCAAGTACCAACCGGCCGGCATCGTCCATGCCGGTGAGTATGTGCAGCCACAAGAGGTAATGCGCCAGCCAGGTGCCATGGACTTCATGGAGTCGTTTCGGCGCCACGGCATGGTCGCTATCAGCCGCTGGCGCGGCTATTCGGACGGCGGTGCAGTGCAGTCGAATAGCTCGCCGGTTTGGCTAGCGCGTGGCGCGCCGGCAAGCACTGCGGCTTCGCAATCCTCTGTCAACTTTAAAGTCGAGATGATCAACCAGTCGAACCAGCCGCTCCAGGCAACGGCCGCTCAGCCGCGCTGGGATGCGCAGTTGCAGCGCTTCGTGATTCAACTGTTCGTGACCGACATGCAGCGGAACGGCCCAATGCGGCAGGCAATGAAGGGGGTAATGGCGTAATGGCTCTTCCTGTGTTCCCCAGCTACGCAAAGGTACTGCTTACTGGGTTCGGCCAGAAAGCGGACTTCGGTGTGTTGCGCACCGACATGGATGGCGGCATCGCCAAGCAGCGCCGACGGTTCTCCATGCCGATTGTGACCAGATCGGTATCGCTGCAGATCACCTCACGCGCCAACAAGCTCGCCTTCGACGCCTGGATGAGCAACGAACTGCAAGGCGGCACTGGCTGGTTTACCTGGTATGACCCGGTGGAACGGACCTCAAAGCGCGCCCGCTTCGTGAAGGGCGAGCTCGATTGGAAGCCGCAAACAATCGAGATCTGGACCGCAACCGGCCAACTCGAAACCCTCGGATAGCCCCGCCTAGTGCGGGGCTTCTGCTTTCTAGGAGGCGCAGATGCCATCCCGTTACTCGCAACGCGCCCGTACCAACCTCAACGCCACCAGCGCCATCGAGCCGCTGCTTGTGCTGCTGGAAATCGCCCACCCGTTGCTGGCCGAGCCGGTGCGGGTGGTCGACGATACCCAGGACATCACCGTCGAGGGGCATCTGTTCCAGTCCTGTGGGTTTCGGGTCGGCAAGGCCGACGACGTCGACGGCCAGGCACCGCGCGCCCAGCTGGAGGTGGACAACATCGGCCGTGAGCTGACGACCTGGCTGGAGCAGTCTGGCGGTGGCGTCGGTGCCACGGCTCGCATGATGGAAGTGATGCGCAGCACGCCGGACATTGTCGAGTTCGATGTGACGTTCGACATGACCAGCATCTCGGTCAATCAGACAGCCGTGTCGGCGCAACTCGGCTTCGACGACATTCTCAACCAGCCGGCGGTCACCGTGCGTTACGACCCGCTGACTGCCCCGGGGCAATTCTGATGCACTGGTCTGACAACTACATCGGCCACGATTACGTGGCAGGCGAATACGACTGTGCGTCGCTGGCCGAAACGGTGGCGCGCGACGTGCTCGGCATCGCGGTGATGCTGCCGCGAGAGCATGCCGACACCCCGTTTGGCCGTAATGCGCAGATCGCCGCCGAGCGAGGCCACCTTGCCGAGTCGGTCGCCGATCCAATCGAGGGACACCCGGTCTTGCTGGCGGCACGCGGCCGACTGCAGCACATCGGCGTGATGGCGAAGCTGGCCGGCGAGTGGTGGGTGCTGCACGCCGACGAAGGGGCTGGGTTTGTAGTGCGGCAGCGGCTGCGCGAACTCGGTCGACATGGCTACACCGTAGAAGGATATTACCGATGGCGAACCTGAACGATCTGCCCCGCGAGGCACTACCGCGGCTGGTCAATTTGCCGCACCCGCTGACGGCGGACGGTCGCCAGGTCGCTTACCTGCCGTTCACCCGCAATGAGACGCTGGGCGGTTATGTGCGTCGCAACGGCATCGAGGTGGCGAACGGCCCAGTGGCGGTGATGGTCAACGGTTACGCCGTCGAGGACTGGGCGCGCTACCGCCTCAAAACCGGTGACAGCGTGGTGATTCGCGCGGTGGTGCGTGGCGGCGGTGGCGGTGGCAATAAAATGCTGCGCACTGTGGCGATGATCGCGATCGCGGTGGCGGCGGCCTATTCCGGTGGTGCTGCGGCTGCCGCTTATGGTGGGTCAGCCGCGGGGGCGATGGCTTCGGCCGCGGTGATGATCGGCGGCTCGCTGCTGGTCAATGCGTTGCTGCCGCCGCCCAAACTGGACACGGGCTTGGGCGGGTTTGGTGGTGGCGCGGCGGCTTCGCCGACTTACGCGCTGTCCGGCGCTCGCAACCGCCAGCGGCCGTTCGAGCCGATGCCGCTGGTGATCGGCCGGCACCGGATCGTGCCGGACTTGGCCGGGCAGCCGTTTACCGAATACGTCGGGCAGGACCAGTACCTGTATCAGTCTTATCACTTCGGCCTGCAGTCCGATCTGCAGTTGTCCGACTTCAAGATCGGCGACACGCCGCTGCAGTATTACCAGAACGTCGACGTCTACCACGCCGCCGCCGATGGCCAACTGCCGGCGATGTTCGGCGACGTCGACACCAACCAAGGGCGCGAAATCACCAACGCCGACGGCTGGGTGGTGCGCACCAGCAGCGCCGACGCGATCGGCCTCGGCGTCGACCTGCAGGCGTCGGTCTACTACGCCAATGACCAGGGCGGGATGGACACCCGTACCGTGACGGTAGAAATGCAGTATCGGGCGGTGCCCAATGGGGGCTGGTCTCCCTTGGCGGGCGGTCAGGCCACGCTGGGGGGCAATAGCCCGACGCCGGTACGGCAGACGATCAACGTCGTTGTGCCGCGTGGCCAGTACGAAGTGCGGTTCCGCAAGCTGACTGGCGACGTCAGCAGCTCGCGTGAGCGCAACGACGTGGCGCTGTCGGCGCTGCGCACGCTGCGCTACGACAGCACCGACTACACCGGCCAACGCCGGGTCGGCCTCAAGATCAAAGCCAGCGCCCAGCTGAACGGCGCGGTCGACGAGCTGTCAGCGATCGCCGTGGCGTCCTGCCCGGTGTGGACCGGTTCGGCCTGGGTGACGCAGCCGACCACCAATCCGGCCTGGTGGTATCTCTGGGCGGCCCGTGGCAAGCGCGACGCCAAGGGGCGCCGGCTTTACGGTGGCGGCCTGGCCGATACCCGTATCGACATCGAGGCGATCAAAGCCTGGGCGGCCTGGTGCGACGCCAACCGGCTGGCCGTCAGTATGGTGCTCGATCAAAAGCAGTCGATCGCCGACCTGTTGACCACCATCGCCCGGGCCGGTCGAGCACGCTACACCTGGCAGCCTGGCAAGCTCAGTGTGATTTGGGATCAGGCCGATCTGCCGATCGTGGCGGTATTCGGCCCGGCCAACATCACCGCCGGCTCGTTCACCATCGACTACACCGGCGAGAAGGTCGCCGACGAAGTGATCCTGAACTTCGCCAACGAGGCGAAGAACTGGGCCGCCGACTCGGTGCGCGTAGCCGTGCCGGGCGTCATCAGCCCGGGCAATCCCGTGACCCTCGACATGACCGGTGTCACGAGTGCCGACCAGGCCGGCCGCGAGGCCAACCTGATTGCCGCCAGCCAGCTCTATCACCGCCGGCGCACCAGCTGGGAAACCGACGTCGAGGGCTTCGTGGCTGGACGCGGTGACGTGGTGCTGCTGAGTCATGACATGGCCAGCTGGTCGCATTCCGGCCGGCTGGTCGGTGGCACCCGCGGCAAGCTGCAGCTCGATCGCTCGGTGCCGCTCGGTCCGGGCGCCTGGGTGGGTATCCGCTTCCCTGATGGCCGTTATGCCACCTATCGGGTGCGCACCGGCTCGGGCGAGGCCGGCGCGCTGACGCTGACCGACCTGATCCCGACTGGCGACAACGGCGGCCCGCTGCCGGTGCCGGATGAGTCCACCGACCAGGTGCCCTATGACTGGCTGTGGTTCTACGACGTCGGCGCCAAGCCGGGCCGGCGGGTAAAGATCGTCGAGGTGCATCCGTCGCCCGATGGCGAGCGGGTGCGCTTCGTCGCGGCCGACGACGTGCCGGCCTACTACGCCGCCGAGAACGGCAATTTCCAGGGCAGCACCGGCAACAGTACGACGCTGCCGCCGATCGTCGGCTTCCTGACCTTGGCCGAAACTACCCGGATCACCGGCGACGGCCGCCGAGTGGCGGTAATGACGGCTAGCTGGCCAGCGATGCAGGGCGCGACGCATTACCTGCTGCGCTGGCGGCGCGTCGACGGCGCCTGGTCTGAGCGCAGCGTGCCTGACACGCACGCGGCCATCGACCTGGAGCCGGGCGATTACGAGGCCAGCGTGTCGGCGGTGTTCGCGACCGGTATCTCGGCGCCGGCCGTGCAGTCGCTGACGGTACGCGGCAATCAGGTGGCGCCGTTGCCAGCGCCGGTGTTCACCGCCACCGGCGAGCCCGGACAGATCAGCTTGCGCTGGAGTTGGCCGGACATGCCGGCACTGAAGTCGGTACGGTTGTACGCCAGTACCGGAGGCGGCCCCCTGGTACTGCTGACCGAGTTGCCGCGCGAATCGAGCAACTGGGTGCATCAGGGCTTGTCGATCGGTGTGCGGGTCGATTATGAGCTGCGCATCGTTGACAGCTGGGGCAACGTCTCGGCGGCGGTCAGCGCTAGCGCGACGACGATCAAAGACCCGTCCAAGTTGCTGGAGCAGCTGCAGGGCTCGATCGGCGGTGACGCGCTGACCGACGAGCTGCGCACGCCGATCGGCAAGATCCCGGCGATCGAGTCCTCGGCCAATGGCGCGACCGAGTCGGCGCTGAAGTTGCTGACCAAGGTCGATGACGCACTCAACCGGCTGCGCCGCGAGGGGGCGATTACCGACGCCACGACCGAGGTCGACCCGGTCACCGGGCAGATCCGGCTGAAGGCGATCGCGCAGATCACCACCGACGTCGAGGCGAGGTTGCGCGAGCTGGGGTTCCAGCTCGATGCCGCCACCGGCGCGATCACCGCCACCAACCTGCAGGTGACCCAACAGGGCAACCGGCTGACGGCGGCCGAATCGAGCATCGAGCAGCTGGCTGGGCAGATCACGCAGAAGGTCGACGCAGCCTATGTCGACGGCAAGGTGGTCGGCATGCAGGACGGCGTTGCCGGCAATGCTGCGGCGCTCGATGCGCTGACCGAGTCGGCATTGCGTGGGGTGGTGGCCGACGACGCGCTGCGCAGCCTGCAGCGAGTGCATGCCGCCACCGCCCAGCAGCAGCTAGCCGCTCAGGCTGACGACCTGATGGCCCAGGCGCGTTATGCGCTGACCCTGGCTGCTCAGATTGCTGACAACGCCGCGGCGTTGGTGCGGGAGTCCACCGCCCGGGTAACGGCTGACTCGGCGCAGGTTCGCGACCTGACGGCGCTGCAGGCTACGGTCGCTGGCAATACGGCAGCGATCCGTGATGAGTCGACCGCGCGGGCTGATGGTGACGGCGCGCTGGCGCAACAGTTGACCCAGCTGCAGGCGAAAACCGACACCAACTCGGCGGCGATCCAGACCGAGCAGGCCGTGCGGTCGAATGCGGACAGCGCCGCGGCGCAACGCATCGACACGCTGCAAAGCACCGTCGGCGAGCACACGGCCAGCATCCAGTCGCAACAGGAGGTGATCGACGGGGTGAAGTCCAAGGCGCTGCTGCAGGTCACGGCCGAAAACAAGGTGGCGGGCTGGGCAGCGTATGCTGACAAGAACGGCTCGAAGTTCGACATCTTGGCCGACAAGTTCGCGGTGTCGCTGCCGGATGGCACGGGTTCGCGCCAGGTGTTCACCGTGGGCACGATCAACGGCCAGCCGGCGGCGGGTCTTGCCGGCGACATGATCATCGACGGCACACTGACATCGCGGGCGATCATGGCCGAGGGGATTGATGCCGACCGGATCAACACCCGCCGCCTGACCATTAAGGACGATAACGGCAATGTGGTGGTCGACATGACTGGCATGGGCTCGGCCTACATCAAGGGCCAGCTCACTGCCGGGCAGATCGATACCCGCAACCTGACGGTGCGCGACGGTTACGGCAACGTGGTCGTCGATGCCGGCGGCATGCATGGCTCGTGGATCAAGAACCTGTCAGTCGACACCCTGAAAATTGCCGGCCGTGCCATTACAGCGCCGAATCTGGCGTATGCCGAGGCAAGTATTATTGCGCCCAGCACGTGGAGTACGGTTCAGGAGATCAGTTTTTATACATCCGGTGAGTGGGTCATGCTCTGGATGAATTATCTGTACACCGGCCTGTACTCAACTGTTTCGGGCGGGGGGCGCACCAACGGCTACATGCAGTGGCGAATTCTGAGGGACGGCGGTCAGGTGAACATAGGTAGCGTTGCTTCGCCGCCAGATGGAGGTGGCAATGTTTCGTTGTCGAGGGGGGATTGGCTTTCGGCAGGGTGGCACACCTACACGCTGCAAATATGGGTGCCCGTGCCAAGTTCGGCCACGATTGGCGCCCGTTCGCTATTAACCCTGGAGGCAAAGCGATGAAAGTCGTCAAATTCCAGCCGGACAGTGGCCGGATCGAGTCGGTATCCAGTTATCCCGGCATGTTGGTTTACGACCATCCGTATTTTGCGCAAGGGGTCGGACTGGCAGTTGATGGGGGCGTTGATGTCAGCGACCTCCTGCATTTCGTGCAAGACGGTGCCATTGTTGAGCGGCCGGCCAGCCCGGCCGTGCTCGATGGTCTGTTGCTGCGCCAGTTGCCGGTGCCATCGACGATTACCATCGACGGTGTGGCCTACCCCTGCACCGATGATTACTGCGAGCTGAGCTTTGCGTTGCCTGGCGTCTATCAGATCAGCGTATCGGCCTGGCCCTATCACGATGCCTACTTCGAGGTGAGTCATGAAACTGCACCATAGCGGCGACTATGTCCAGCGTCGTCGCGACGACTATCCCGGTCTCGGCGACCAGCTCGATGCGCTATGGCGAACCATCGCCAAACTGCCAGCCAAGTCGGTCGCGCCGGAAACCCGGGTAATGCTCGAGCAGATCCAGGCGATCAAAGCCACCTATCCCAAGCCGGAATAATCCGGCCTATTTGCAACCCAGCGCCCCGCCTCGTGCGGGGCGTTTTGCTTGGAGAACACCATGGCATCCGCGCCCTGGTATCGCAATGGCACCGTCGCCGTCACCAACGGCTCGACGTTGGTCGCCGGCGTGCAGTGTTATTGGCTGAACCGCATCAACGAGGGGGACATTTTCAAGGGGCCTGATGGTCGCGACTACGAGGTGGCCAAGGTCACGGCGGACGGCGCGCTGTCGCTGCGCTCGCCGTACCTCGGCGCCAGCGCCAGCGCCCAGGCGTACGCGATCGTCAGCAACTTCACCGGAACGATGCAGGCGGACGTCTCCGTTCTCTTGAACAAGATGCTCGACAAGTGGCACCTGACGCTCGACGACTTCCTCGGGCTGCTGTTCAGCAACGCGGCAACCGCCACCATTAGCGACGCCACCGGTGCCGCCCGCACCGTGCCGACCTGGACCGGCATGCTGGCGGGCCTAAATGGCCGGCTCAGCAAACCGCTGACCGGCGGCACAGTGACGCTGAGCGACACCGAGGCCGGCAACCGCCTGCTGGATTTCAGCGGTGTGCTGACCAGCAACGCGACGGTGATGCTGCCGGCCAAGGCCAGTTTCTGGTCGGTGGCCAACGCCACGACCGGCCCGTATACGCTGACCCTGAAAACCCCGAACGGTGCCGGCGTGGTGGTGCCGCAGGGTGGTCGCAATCAGCTGCGCTGCGACGGCGCCGACGTGACCCAGTCGGTGGATCTGCTCGGCCTCGGCCTCGACTGGATGCACCTCGGCGACGATCCGGGTGCGCTGGTGCGCCGCGAGGCGTTGGGCTCGGCCGCCTACATGGATTGGGACGTGATGCCGGGCGGTCTGTATCTCCGCTTTGCCGCGGCGGCAGAGACGTTGACCAGCCGTGACCGTGGACGGGTGATCGCGGCGGCGAATGGCAACTACACCCTGTCGCTGCCGTTGGCCTCGACGATTGGCACCGGTTGGTTTGTGTGGATCAAGAACGTCGGCAGCGGCACGGTGACCGTATCCCGTAGCGGCACTGCCGACTTTATCGATGCCGGCAGCTCGTTCACGCTGGCCCCCAATGAACGCCGCTTGGTTGTCTATCAAGCGGCTGACGGTTTCATGACCTTGTGAGTCGCTATGCTCAGACCCTCTTTATTGCTCGACTTTGCCAATACCCGGCAGCTCGACCCGCGCATCGGGTTCTCGCGTGCCAGCGTCGGCACCTATTGCGACCGCAACGGCGTGCTGCGTGTCACAGGCGTCAATGAACCGCGCTTTGACTTCGATCCCGTTACAGGATACTGCAAGGGGCTGCTGATCGAGGAGGCGCGGACAAATCAGGCGCAGTACAGCGACCAGCTCGATAACGCGTTCTGGTCAAAAAACAATGTGACGGTGACGCCCAATGTCGCCACCGCCCCGGATGGTTCGCTCACGGCGGACAAGATTGTTGAGGCGACCGGCCTGCAGTTCCATAGCCTGCTGAGTGGATTTGTCGTGTCGACCGGGGCGATCGCGACGGTGTCTCGCTTTTTTAAGGCGGGGGAGCGGTCAAAGGTGCGGATGCAGATCGACACCGCCAACTCGGCCGGCGGCGCTTATGTGGATGTGGACTTGGTGGCTGGGACTCTTGGCGCGGTCACCACGTATGGCACCGGGGCAACGGCCTATGGCGCCACTATTGTGCCGTGGGGGAATGGCTGGTATCGCGTCTCGCTGACCATGGCCCACGCCTCGCTGACGACCTACTTCTGGCAGGCCTATCTGATAGACAGTGCGGGGGCGCTGAATTACAACGGCGACGGCGTCAGTGGTGCCTATGCGTGGGGGTCGCAGTTTGAGCTGGGCGGCTTCCCAACCTCCACCATTCCGACCCTCGGCGCTGCCGTTACCCGCAGTGCCGACTTGGCAACGATGTCGGGCAGCGCAATGTCGAGTTGGTATCGAAGGGACGAAGGCACGTTTATCTGCTCGTCTTTGGCGCCAGTGCAATCGGCCGTGCGCGAGTTCCTCGTGTTCCAGGTCAACAAGTCGGGGAGTAGCGATGCGCTGACCGCGCGCCATGTCACCGGCGGCGGCAGTGATTACTTCGATGTTGTCTCCAAGGTTGGAAGTGCATTCGCAGACTTGCCTAACGACATCAAGTTTCGGGCTGGGGTCCAGCTACGCTCCGCCGTGGCTTACCAGGGCGGCAACATCGCCATAGCGGGCAGCGGGAATAGTGGGATTTACACCGGGGCAACCGATGTCGGGGTGGCGCCAGACGTTTTCGGTATTGGCTCCGGCGTCACCGGCGTGTCGGCGATTAACGGCCATATCGGGCGCATCGAGTACTACCCGAAGCGCCTCGCTAACTCTGATCTGCTGGGGCTGACCCGATGAATGCCTATTTCCTGACCTTCCCTAATGAGGCCAAGGCCCGGGTTGTGCTGGCCGTCTACCTGACCAAGGACGGAGGTGAGTTTGCGCCGGCCGATCAGTGGATCGCCGCCAGCCACACCCACGCGCTCGATCCGGTCGGCGTGCTGTACGACCCGCCAGTGCTCGATGCCGACGGCGAGATTCTGGTGCCGGCGCAGCCGCTGCCAGGCTGGCACGTCAACTTGCAGGCCGCCGAGCTGCCGGTGCCGGCGCTGCCGTTCCTGGTTGCGCCAGCGACGCCGCGCCAAACGTTCGGCCTGCCCGCGCCAGCCGCACCGGACTTCGAAACGCTACAAGCCGAGAAGCTGGCCAGGATCAACGCGCTGGCCCGCGCCGCACTGGCGCCGCTGGTCGCGGGCATCCCTCAGCGCGAGATCGACAGTTGGGGTCAGCAGGTGCGCGAAGCCGAGGCGCTAGTGAGCGACCCGAACGCGCTGACCCCGCAGCTGGCGCAGATTGCCGCGGCGCGCGGGCTCTCTGTCGCGGAGCTGGCCGGGCGCGTGCGCGCGATGACGGCTGCGATCGCGCCGGCCAGCGGCGCGGTGATCGGCCGACGCCAGGCGCTGGAAGATGCTGTGTTAGATGCGCCTGACCTCGCGGCGCTTCAGGCGATCGACGAGACGGCCGGTTGGCCAAGGGGGCTGCAATGAAGCAATGGCTCAAACAGGTCGCCGTCGCTGGCGATCAGCTGCTGAATGCGCTGATCCCCGGCGGCTGGGCCGACGAAACCCTGTCGAGCCGCTGCTGGCGCCAGCGCCATCAGCGCGGCTGGGGCATCGCCCGGCGGGTCGTCGATGGGCTGTTTTTCTGGCAGCCGCATCACTGCCAGGGCGCATACATCAGCGAGCTGCAGCGCCGTCATCTGCCGCCCGAGTATCGGACTGTTGCGCTGACCCAACCTTAACCACCCCGCCACTTGGCGGGGTTTCTGTTTCCAAGGGGGAGACATGCAGGAACACGAACGAGGCGTGCTGTACCTCCTGACGCTGGGAGCGCTGATCGGCCTGGGCAAGCTGCTCGCCGGTAATGAGCAAATCACCAGCCGGCTGATCTTCGGGCGCGCCATTCTCGGCTCGGCCACCTCGACCATCGCCGGCGTGGCGCTAATGCAGTTTCCGGATCTGCCGTTCCCGGCGCTGCTGGGAATCGGTGCCGGCCTCGGCATCGTCGGCGCGCAGTACATCGAGGTCTGGCTGAAGAAGAAGGCTAGCCAGGCGCTGCCGTAACCACTGACAGACAACCACTAAGCCCGGCCGCGCGCCGGGATTTTTTTATTGCGGGGGATGCATGAACAAGGATCAGATTTTTGACGCAATCGTCGGTCGCGAGGGTGGCTATTCGAACAACCCAGCCGACCGTGGCGGCCCAACCCGTTGGGGCGTCACCGAGAAGACGGCCCGGGCTCACGGCTACACGGGCGACATGCGCAACCTGCCGCGCGAAACCGCGCTGGCCATCTACGACGCCGACTACTGGACCGGGCCGCGCTTCGACCATGTGCATGCGATCAGCCCGCGTATTGCCGAGGAGTTGTGCGATACCGGCGTCAACATGGGGCCGGCTGTGCAATCGGCCATGCTGCAGCGCTGGCTGAACGTGCTCAATCTCAAGGCGACGCTCTACCCAGACTTGTCCGCCGACGGCCAGATTGGCCCGCGCACGCTGAACGCACTGCGCGCCTTCTTGGCGAAACGCGGTGCCGAGGGTGAGGCGGTGTTGCTCAAGGGGCTGAACTGCAGTCAGGGCGCGCGCTATCTGGAGTTGGCCGAACAGCGACCGGATAACGAGACATTCCTGTATGGCTGGGTGCGTGAGCGGGTGGCGCTGTAATGGGCGCGATTCAGTTGTTCCTCGCCCGCGCCCGCTGGCTGCTCCTGGTGCTGCTGGCCGGCGGGTTATTCGCCGCCGGCTGGTGGTTGCGCGACCTGCAGGCCGAGCGAGACGGCGCTCTACAGGGCAAGGCCGCGGCTGAGCACCGTGCCGACCAGGGCGCGCAAGCGCTGTCCCAATTCGCTGGTGAAGTCGGCCGCCTCGCAGGCATCGCCGATCGCGTCCAGGGCCAAACCGACCGCCTCGCCGAACTAAGCGGCCAACACATCACGGAGTACCGATCCTATGTCACGAACAACCCGCTGCCTGCTGATTGCCGCATTGACCCTGAACGGCTGCGCCGCCTCCAAGCCGGCATCGCCGGCGCCAACCGCGCCATTGCCGGCGACGCTGATTCGGGCGAGCCAGCCGATCGCCGTGCCGACCAGTGAGAGCTGGGACGAGTTGTCCGAAAGTTACCTGGTGCTGGCCGGGCAGTATGCGGCCTGCGCGATTCAGTCGCGCGGCCTGGTCGAGGTCGTAAAAAAGCCCCGCTGAGCGGGGTAGATGCAATTGCGGCTAAATTACTTCTATTTGAAGCCCTGGGCCAACTTGGGGGAAGCCGATTCACTCAGGGTAATCGTCAAGATTGACGGTGATGTCTCCAAATGGAGCCTGCCGTCTATCAGACTCATGGAAGATCAGCAGGTTGTCTATTTGATCAACGAAGTAATCGCCGGGGATAAGCCCTAGTCTGGCGCCGTCATGGCATAGACCAGAAAACATTTCATGTCGGACTCTGATTCTGTGGCTCGACATCTTGTTCTCCTGTCTTGTTGTGGAGCTGTGTATGTATAGCTCATTGTCATTACGTACTTAGTGCTGTGGCTGGCTTCTACTTCACCGTCAGCAGTTCCCGCCAGTCCGTCGTATAGCGCGGCGAGCGCTTGTCCTGACGCATCCGCCAGTCCTCAGTCAGCTCCTCGGCGCCGCTGCGCACCGTCCCGCGCCCCCAGGTGCGGTTGATCTGGTCCATGGCGGCCATCAGCTTGGCTCGGCGCGGGATCATGCCGAACGACGCCATCACCACCTGGCGACTACCGTCAGGCCCGCGGCGAATGATCGGCACCAGGTAGTCCTGAAACACCTCGGGCGGCCAGCCCTCAGCGGGCGGGGCGGCATTGAAGTGGTTGGCGAAGACGGCTGGTGAGGGAGTGAGGTAGTTGACGCACATGGTCAGGTTCCCGATGGCATGGGTCTGAGTATGGACGCTGGGAGAGGGGTGTCAATGAACCTCAGAGGGCGGCAAGCCGGTAGCCATGCGCGCGGCGCTCCTTGCCGATCTCTCGCAAGCGCTCACGCGAGAACGGCTCGGTTTGTGTGCCGCCCAGTCGATTGAATCGGCCACCCCAGCTGCGGACGATGACCGGCTGGCCGAACAGGTCGAGCTGGATGGCAACGGTGTAGTAACGAGTAGGGGAGAGATAGAGGCGCATGCTGATCTGGCCACGGGCGGGACAGTCTCAGCATAGCGAGAGGGAGCGTGGGCAGATACGTCGGAGTTGCGACAGATTCAGTCGTTTGGCGCGATCGTAGAGACGTCATTAGGTTTTGGCTCTGTTATCCAGTCGGCCCAGTGTTGCAGCATCGCTCGTCGCTCAGTGATGTATTGGGCCTGGTTATAGGCGGCCTTCACCTTGTTAGTTTCGGCATGAGCGAGTTGCATCTCTATAAGGTGCGAGGGGAAGCCTTGTGCATGCATGTGAGTAGAGAAAGTCGACCGACACCCATGAGGGGAGATAGGGGACTTCAAGGCCTGCAAGACCTTAGTCATAGTGGCACTCGACATGGGTTCGCCTGCAGTGCGCTGGTTGGGGAAAACGAATGGCCCATCATCGCCCAGTTCGAGCGCCTCTTGGATCAGTTCCACCGCTTGGCGAGGAAGTGGGACAACGTGATCACGCCGCTTCTTCATTTTGCGCCCCGGGATTTTCCAGATAGCCGCCGCCAGGTCAAGCTCCGCCTTCTCCATATGACGCAGCTCTTTTGAACGTACCACGGTCAGCATCAGCAACATCAACGCAATGCGAGACAGACCCATTCCGACTTTGTACCCGGAGAACAGCTGCCATACAGCTTGAGGGTCATCAGCCGGCTTATGATGTACTGAGTCGGGAATCAGGATCGCGCCGCGAAGCGATGCTGTAGGGTCATACTCGCACCGTAATGTCGCAACCCCATAGCGAAACACCTGGCCGCAGACATGACGAACACGACCGGCTGTATTAAGGATGCCGCGCTCCTCAAGCTCCTTCAATATGGCAAGGATCATCGTCGGCTTGATCTCACTGATTGGTAGGGCTCCATACTTAGGAAAAACGTACTGCTCCAGGAGCCGGATCGCTTTGCCCGGGGCTACGGTTTTTCCCTGGGCTTTCAACTTGTCATAGAACTCTCGAGCGACAAACTCGAAGTAATTGGCGGCCGCCTCTTGATTGTCCAGCCGCAGTAGCTTGCGGACAGTCGTGGGGTTTTTCCCCTCTGCGATGGCTTTCTTGGCGACATCTCGCTCTGTCCTGGCTTCAGCTAAGGAGACCTGGGGGTATGGACCGATGGCATATACCCCTTCTTTCCCGGCGAGACGGTACTTCAACCGCCAAAGCTTGGAGCCGTTTGGCTTGACCAGCAGATAAAGGCCGCCAGCGTCAGATAGCTTGGTATCCTTCTCAACAGGCTTCAGGGTGCGGATTTTGGTGTCTGTCAGCGGCATATGGGGGTATCGCGTGAAATAGTCCCCCCAAAGATACCCCCAAATGACATGGCTTGTGATGGTTTGATATGGACGCGGATGGAAAACATCTGTCAGCAGGTAAGGCCTGCTGCTAGGGATGGCGGACACGTATGGACAGGCGTAGATGCCGTTACCGAGAACTGAACTTCGACAAGATCGACGACTTCAAGGAAGTGGCCGAGACCGTCAACGTCTAAGCACGAAGGTTGGCCGAAGCGTTGCGTGCTGGTGTGTCCTGCACCGCACGTTCGGCCTCCGACCAAGCAAACCCCGCCGCGGCGGGGTTTTTTCGTATCCGGGCACTAGTGCGACTGGCGGTGGTCGATGTCTGCCGGGCTGCTTTGTCAGCGTGGGCGAAGCGGGCATTTCATTTCGCTTGGCGGGTCTGTAGCAGGTGTTTTATTAGTCTTTCTATAAAGTGCTACACAGTTTTTTGCAGAAGAGGGCAGGGGAAGGCTTGCATGACACAGTGACGCTGTTACCCTAGTCGGTTTCCGGCATGGATAGCGCTATGCGTCTTTGCCCGAAGGCCGGTCATCTGGCCGTGTGACGGATTTTTCTGGATTGGGAACCGAGTTGGCTGTTTTTTTCCTGATTGTGGTAGTGCTGGCCGGCGCGGCCGGCGGT